TGTCAGAAAACACAAACGAATGTGTAATTGAGTGGATTCCCGGAAGAGATTATGTAGGACTTACTGCTAAGAATGGGAGTACCTGGAAGAACAGATGTGAGGAATTAGAAAAGGAATTTCCAGACGATGTAAAAATTCTTGCCAGAAATAATGATGGATCTATTTTCGCTCACTTGCCGTATTCCTACATTAAAATCAATCCACCGAGAAAATATTCCGATGAAACAAAGAAGAAAGCTGCGGAAAGATTAAATAAAATGCGTGTAGAAAAAAGCAATACTGCGGAAGAAAATCCGTTTTGCCTATGAATTACCGTCAGAGAAAATATAATGAGGGGCAATCTGCTAGAAATGATATTTACAGATTTCTTGTCAAGTATTTTGAGAAACACGGATATATGCCTTCTTATGAAGAAATTATGGATGGAACAGACCTTACAAAGTGTACCGTCCAGAGACATATGCGGCAATTGGAGATGGATTCTCTGATTGCCACAGAACATCCGGGAATATCGAGAGCATACCGTTTGACGGAATACAGATACGAAAGGAAAAAATATGGGAAGCAAATTAAAGATGAAAGCGCCAAAGAAAAATAGGGTGTTAGAATGTGACAATCAGATGTCACAGGCATTCGCCAGAGCCATGCAGAATTCACGTAAAGAGCTGGAAGTAATGCAAGATCAAGCCTATAACGATGGCTTCAATACTGGTGACGACTGGGCGAATACAATTAACACGGTAACAACTATGTTGGCATTACGGAAATTGCATGGATTTTCCACTAAAAGACTTTTGGACGTAATCAATTGTGCAAATGAGTTTGTAGGACAAGCGAACCGTGGCGAAAGAAGCTTTATGAGCATGATTGAGGAATTGGAATCTGAAACAGATGTAAGAATCCCAGATTTGAATAAAGAATTGGTCAGAAGATTTGGAGCGTAAATAAATGGTTTATTCCTTGATGAATTAGAACCAGACAGAGGAAATATTAACACAGAAATCATGGAGGACTGCACAATAGCGTGTCAGCTGCTTACATGGGGAAAGTGAGGAAAATGAAAAAGATATTAGACGCATGTTGCGGAAGCCGAATGTTTTGGTTTGATAAGGAGAATCCAGATGTACTGTTTGCAGACAATCGAGAGGTTCGTACAACGCTGTGTGACGGAAGAGAACTTTTAATAAAGCCTGATATAAACATGGATTTCAGAAATATGCCGTTTGATGACAAAACATTCAAAATTGTAGTTTTTGACCCACCACATTTGATTAATGCAGGAAGCAGTTCATGGCTTGCTAAAAAATACGGAATCCTTCCAAAAGATTGGAAACCATATTTGAAAGCCGGATTTGATGAATGCATGAGAGTGTTAGAAAATGATGGAATTTTAGTTTTTAAATGGAGCGATGAGCAACTTTTATTTTCAGAAGTATTGAAATGCTTTGGTACTAAACCGCTGTTAGGAGATAAACGTGGGAAGACCAGATGGGTGATTTTTATGAAGTAGGAGGATACAAAATGAGAAAGTACACAATAAATCTTCCAAGAGGACTGGAAGTAGATATTTTCAATCTGCCAGAGGACTTCAAAGAGCAGGTTGAGCAGGCATTCAGAGAGTATACATCTGGAACAGCAAAAGCATATATGTACGTTGACAAGTTGGGATTCATTGACAGTTGCGTAAGATATATTAACGGAGACAAAAACAGCTACGATGTGGTGGATGAAAAAGTAGAAGATTTTATTACCGCTCAGTGGAGAGAATACGGACAGCTTGACAATAAAGACGATGTGTACAGTGCTGATTTTATGGCAGATTGTTATTCTGCGGGCGTACAGAATGCAGTATTGTGCTCTCATTTTGGAACTGACGATCATCACATTTACGACCAGATTCAGCAAACTCTGGTACAGGTAATTACAATTGTAATGAATTATAGAGATGAGGAGGACACAAAATGTTAATCAGAAGTCAGGATAAAACAGCACTGGTAAAGTTTGAAAACATTGTAATCAATCTGAAACTCCCAGATTCATTGAATATTATATGTTGGAGTTTGCAGGATGCACAGAGAAGTGGAGGATATTTTATTTTAGGAAAATATTCCACCAAAGAAAAAGCCATGAAAGTACTGGATATGATTCAAGAAGACTATGAAGAATATAAAATTACTTGTACTTTTTTGACAGGATTTACAGGACATCGAGCAATTGTAGAATCAAACGATATTCACGTCAATGGTTTCAAAGAACTTGTAAAAAGTTTTAAAAAGAATATGATCTTTCAGATGCCAGCGGATAGTGAGGTGGAAGGATGAAAAGATTTGAAACAACAAAATTTCTTAGTCAATTGCTGGAAAAAAGCTGTTTTTCTGGCCCAGGTAAATACTGGGCTAGAGAAGTAAGCATTGATTATGACTACGCAGCAGGAAAGCCAAGAAGAGTAGATTACATGCAGTTTATCCCGGAAAACCAGTGTTCTATCTCAGCAATCGAAAAAGGAATATTTACATGCTATGAAATCAAAAGCTGCAAAGAGGATATTTACAGCGGAAATGGATTAAATTTTATTGGAGAAAAAAACTACCTTGTAACAACAATGGAGTGCTACAAAGAGATTTTACCTGATTTAAAAAATGGAAAATTTGCCCAACATATACGTGAGAATTTTCCGGAATGTTACGCGGAAATAGGTAACATGGGAGTAATGGTTGCAGTTCCGTATCAGAGAGAGGTTGCCGAAGAATTTGAAAACCCAACACCACTAGATGGAGATGTGGAAAAATGGAAATTATCGGTTGCTATAAAGTGTAAACACAATGGATCAAGAAAAAGATCCATGACAGAACTGCTGTTTTGCATGGTAAGAAGCGGACATTGAGAAAGGATGAGATAATATGATACATATCAAAGACAGATTATCAGATTATCATGATTTCTTGAAGAAACTTGCGGATGACCACCAGATGGTTTTGGCAAGTGATGTTCTAGAAATGATAGAACAGCTTCAAGCTGATATGGAACAGGACGAGAAAGAAAACGGTTGGATTCCTGTCAGTGAAAGATTACCGGAAGACGGAACATATATCACTACTTTAGACGGAGAGCTTGTCGGACAGGAAGAACCATTCACGGGAATGTGCGGTATCGAAAATGGAAAATGGGATGATGAAGACTGTGTTATTGCCTGGATGCCACTACCAGAACCATATAAGGAGACCGAGTAAATGTTAAAAATAATGCGTTGCGAAGGAAACGGGCAAAGTAGTTGTAAAGGATGCGAAGATAAAGGCATCTGGAACAGACACTGGGTGTGCTTCTTGTATAAGATACAGGGGCAGGAAGGTTGCTACTGCGAGAAATGCATAGAAGAAATTATGAGAAAAGAGGAGGAGGACTGAACATGATCGCGTTTTTATGCGGAGCGTTTATTGGAGCTAATGTCGGTGTGTGGGGAGTAATTATACTCGCTATCATGTACGATAAACACCACCCAGACGATTAGAAAGGAGAACGGTATGCTGACAAGGAACAAGAAACTGAAAGACTACGGTATTCCGGCAGAGGACATAGAAAAACTGAATACGATGCTGAAAGACTTTCCGGCAGAGTACGGATACCTGCTTTCCGGTGCCGCCTTGTCAGCTTGCCCGAAAAACACGGTGATAGCGGATATGGTTATCGAAAATATCCTACACCGGAAAAGTTACAGAAAGATCAGCAAAGAAAGATATATCCCAATGAAACCGAAAGACTTCTACGGATACAGGCGCAAGACCGTCGCTGTACTGTATGAGAGGATGCGGTTGTTGGGAGTGTGGGAGGAAAAATAAATGAAAGAATATAAATGTCCAAAGCAGAAACACGTAGACGATGCTAATAGCAAACAAGACGATATTGCAAGCATCATTTATAGCACTCTCGATCATATGTATTGCGATAATTGCAGATTCAATAGCGAAATTAAAGAAAGTGATAATGGTGAATGGAACTGTGATGAATGCCACAGAAAATATAATGGATGGGGAATTTCCATGCAGGAAAGTAATAAAATCGCAAAAGAAATTTTAAAACAGTTAGGAGAATAGAATATGAGCAGACTAATAGATGCAGATAAGCTAAAAGAAGCTATCGAAGAAGAAAAAAATGACAACGATTATATGTGTCGTTTATGTTTGGAATCAATTAAAGAAATAATTGATGAACAGCCGACGGCTTTTGATGAGAAAGAGGGTTGTGATTAAATGAGCAGACTGATTGATGCAGACAAAATAATTGACTCTCTTGGAAATTCGGATATGGATTTTGCAATAGGTGCAGTTATTGACGAACAGCCGACAGCTTTTGATGTGGACAAGGTTATCAACGAATTGAAAAGAGACAAATTCATTGAATCAGAATGTATCTTATCTGATGTGCATCAAGGATACAATGCTGGACTGAGCAGGGCGATAGAAATTGTGAAAGGCGGTGGAGTAGATGGCAACTAAACCGATTTTATTCAACACCCAAATGGTTCGAGCAATTCTGGACGGAAGAAAAAGCTGTACCAGAAGAATTGTAAAACCGCAATGGGAAGAGTGCCCGAATTGCAAATATGTTCACAACGAATACATATATGATAACCTGGCAGAGAACGTATACTGTGCAAGATGTGGTTATCCGTTGGAGCCGGAAAGAAGATCGCCATATCAGCCGGAAGATATCCTGTATGTTCGTGAGACTTGGCACAGATATACAAAGCGGGTTGGAAAAGGTGAAGGGTGCCATCTGGAAGAACACTATGGATATAAGGCTAGCATTGCAAATTCTGAAGACGCAGAAGAGCCGTGGAAACCATCAATCCACATGCCGAAAAAAGCTGCTCGTATCTGGCTGAAGGTTACGAATGTGAGCGTGGAGCGGTTACAGAATATCACAGAAGATGGCGCAAAAGCAGAGGGAGCAAATTGGAAGAATGGAAAAAACGTTGGTTGGGAAGAAAAAATGTGGCGTACAGCGATAGAAAGATTCGCTAAAATTTGGGATTCCACCATTAAGAAATCAGACCTTGATCGCTACGGCTGGAATGCGAACCCGTGGGTCTGGGTGATCGAGTTTGAGCGGTGCGAAAAACCGAAGGAGGTGTGATATGAGAGAAATTCTTTTCAAGGCAAAGAGCGTTTATGATGGAAAATGGGTTGAGGGATATTACCTAAGAGATCAATATCACATAGGGGGGAAGGACATTATTTTTTATCGGAAGGATTCAGATCTGTTTACAGTATATACCAATATAATTGATATAGAAACCCTCTGTCAGTTCACAGGTCTGACCGACAAGAACGGGAAGAAAATTTGGGAGAACGATATTGTTAATCATAACGGAGAATATGCCCCGGTAAAATTTGGAATGTATTGTTCGAGTTTTGATTACGGAAGCTATAATTTTGGATTTTATGTTGATTTTCCAGAAGAGACATTTTACAGAAAAGAACTTGGATATTGGCACAGAAAGATTGAAACTGCCGGAAACGTGTTTGACAACCCAGAATTATTACAGGAGGAATCAGATGAGTAAAGGCAAGGACATTTCAACCATGTTTACGAAAGAGGAAAATAAAAAAATGGAAGACTTGGGTATGGACTGGCTACAAGAGAAAAAGATACTATCATTAGTCTTTCACAATATGGAGCATTCTTGCAGAAAAGAGGTAAGAGAAGATGAGTAAGTCAGTATTAGTGATGGAAACACCAGAAGATTGTGAATCATGTGTTTTACACGGTGGAATATTCCATTCTTTTTGTAAAATAAATTGTAGATATATCGAAGACTTAAGCTCAAAGCCAGATTGGTGCCCGCTTATGGACTTGCCGAAAAAAGACAATGGAGATTATCCAGCCAATACGTCTGATGCTGGCTTTGCGGAGGGCTGGAATCAGTGTATTGATGAGATTACAGGGGGAAATTATGATGATTGATTTAACAGGAAAAAACGTATTTGTAAGAACGCGGGAAGAATATTTGAGTGTTCTGAAAATAGCAAGGTTTCAGGGATTCAAATGGGCGAGAGAAAACCATTTAAACCATATCGAAATTCCATTTCCAAACATATTGATTTTTTACGATAATAAGATCGCTACTTACAGCTTTGAAAAGGAATTGCTTGAAGCATCCAAAATCGTCGAAGATGAAAAAAAAATCAAGGATGCAGTAAAACTTGTCAGAACGTTCGCTAAATACCCAGATAGAACAACTTTGACGGACTCATTTATTAAGTCCTTGAAGCTACTTGCAGATACCGTAGAAAGTCAGATGGAAGAGGTGAAGTAGATGACTGATGAAATTTTCGGTCTTATGGAATGCTTCCCCGGGAGCTACATAAACAGATTTGGGGAAATAATTCTTTCCGAAAAAGGAAACGTATATTTCACAGCAAAGAATTGTACCGATAAAGAAGATATTATCTGCAAGCTACTTGAATGGTGTTCAAGGCCAATGGCAAAAGGAGAGCCGTACAGTTCGCACAAAAGAAATAATGAATGGAGAGAACAACTGATATCAAGCCTTAACAGATATCTGGGTACAAACTTTGGCCAAGAGGATATGTACTGGATTTACGATCAACTTGGAAATGCTGTAAATCATAAACTGACATTAAGGTTCATTAGAAGTGATTTCAATATGGCAATTATATATCAAAAAGTAAAAGAGGTGAAGTAGATGGAGAGATTAACAAAAAGAGATTTTTCAAGAATCACATATAACGAACGCCGAAGCATTATGTGCAGTTCATATTGCGATAATTGCTCAAAAGGGACAGGAGATTGCAATACAATGAAAAAAATGATTAATAGATTGGCAGAACTTGAAGACTTAGAAGAACAGGGCTTGCTTGTGAGGCTGACAGCTAATAATAAAGAAATATATATTATCTCTTCCAGATGGACAGTCTGCTCAGAATGTGGTTCAAGATTTGATGAATACAGTTGTAGTGACTGTGAATACGAATGTGATAGTAAAAAAGAATATTATGTGTATCCAACTTATCTTTCGTCTATAACTGTAAGCACTTATGTTGACCGATTTGGTAAAACTGTATTTCTTACCCGTGAAGAGGCTGAGAAAAAAGTGGAGGAGATGAAAGCTAATGATTAAAGTACTGAATGCCATTAATACTAGACTGATTCCTATATCGGTTTTACAGGATGTAAAAAGTAGAATCTCTGATTGGCTTGCATCCGGCGGGAAAGAAACCGATCCTTACATTCAGCGGCAAATTGATTATCTGAAAGCTGTTGAAAAAGCAGCATTGGATGAGAAAAATATCGTATAAGTGGAATTGGAGGAGATAAAGAATGCATAGACATTTATGGACTATATATTACCATCACAGAAGAGGGCATGTATACAGATGTACTATTTGTGGAAAATTATGTGGATGGATGGAGAAAAATGGACGTTAAAGAAGCAAGAGACATCTTATCAGATATGAGAAACCAGCATTTATGTTTCTTGGGAAATTTAGAAATCAAAGATGAATGGCAGAAGAACTATCTAAAAGAAGCATGGGCGTGTGATTCCGGGGCAAAGACTCTTGCCGGATTAATCACAGGGATAAAGATTGATAAAGGCATTATCACAGAAAGTATTCAGCACTACGGAAAAAACAATCAAAGCACAGTCTGCATGGAAGAATGCGCAGAACTTATCCAAGCAATCAGTAAGGCAAAACGTGGAAAAATCAACCGTGATAACCTAACAGAAGAAATTGCAGATGTACTTATCTGTATCGAAATGTTAAAGCAAATGTATATGATTTCCGATGAGAAAATTAATAAGTGGATTGAGAAGAAACAGGCGAGAGAAGTAGAAAGGATGGAGAAGAATGAATAAATGTTGCGCTAGTCAAGATGGGATATGTCGGAATGCCATTCTTTTTGGAACAATATGCGATGGTTACAAAGAAAGATGCAGATTAAGACAAACTTATAACACTATCGAACAAACAGTGAAGAATTACCAGAACAATTTAAGAAAAATATTTGGAGCGGAGGATTAATCATGAATAAGAAAGAAATCGCAGAAATTAAGAAGCAGTTTACACCAGCAAATTGTTCCATTACACGTATTTGTGGTTGTTATGTGGATGCAGAAAAGAATAAGAAAACCAAAATTAAAGAAGCATTCCTGTCTCTTCCAGAGGAAGAAATGTTTAAGTATTTTGACATTTTCAAGAAAACCATGTCTGGCAGACTTGGAAAGAACCTTATGAACCTTGAATTCCCATTAGCACAGGAAAAAGAGGGCGGAACACAGGAATTTCTTATGCGGATCAGAGCAAGTAAGCTTAAAAATGATGAGCTTTTGGACGAGTTTTATGACAAAGTGATTGAAAATTACGATTATCACGAAAATTACTACATAATTCTCATTCATGCAGTATATGACATTCCCGGAAAAGCTTCTGATGAAACTGAAATGCACGATGCTTCAGAAGAAATCTATGAACACATTCTGTGCAGCATTTGTCCGGTGAATCTTTCAAAGGCAGGTCTTAGCTATGATGTGACTGAAAATAACATCAAAGACAGAATTCGTGATTGGGTAGTCTCAAGACCAGAAACAGGATTCTTATTCCCTGTATTCAATGATAGAAGCACTGATATTCATGGAACCTTGTATTTCAACAAAAACATAAAGAATATTCATCCAGACTTCATCGAAAATGTTCTTGGCACACCAATTCCACGTATACCGGGAAATGAGATCAATGTCTTTTCAGATTTTATCATGAATAATTTCGAAGGAAATACAACATTCAATTTCACGGAAAGTCTGATTGAATCATTACAGGAAGTAAGAGAACAGAAGAAAGATAGCCCGGAGATGATAACCGTATCATGTGATGAAATGGAACAGATTTTTGGATATTGCGGAATTCCAGGCGAGAAATTATCGGATTTTAAAGAAAACTGGGAAATGTATTTCAGTAATGAGCCTGTTTCCCTTGACAATATCCACAATTCAAAAACTGCAAAAATTGTAACACCAGATGCAACAATCTGCATCCAGCCAGATAAAATTGCTCTGATTGAACTGAAAGAAATAAACGGCGTTCCATCTCTTGTAATTCCGGTAAATGGAGAACTGAAAATCAATGGAATTGAAGTTGAATTGAGATAAACACTTTTGAAAAATCCAGGAATTGGAGGAGGCAATTACATTAATGGCTAAAGTAAGCTGGATTAAAATTGAGATTGAAATGTTTAGCAACCGAAAAATTAAGCAAATAAGGAAAATGCCAGAGGGAAACAATATTGTTCTTATTTGGGTAATGCTTTTGACAATGGCCGGCAGATGCAATTCAAACGGAATTATTTTCCTCACTGAAAATATTCCATACACAACAAAAATGCTTGCAGATGAATTGGATTTTGAGGAAAGCATTATTCAATTAGCATTAACAGTTCTGGAAAAGTTCGGGATGATTACCAGAGATTCTGAATTACTTTCTATTCCCGGCTGGGAAGAGCATCAAAGTGCAGACGAATTGGAGAAAATACGAGATCAAAACAGAAAAAGGGTTGCAGAATATCGTGAACGTCAAAAAAATAAGGCCGCATTGCTTTGCAAGAAAGATTATGTAACGTTACAGAAACGTTACAGTAACATTACTGTAACGGAACAGAATAAGAATAAAGATAAAGATTTAGAATTAGATTTAGATACAGAATTAGATAAAGATAAAGAAAAAGATATAAATGATTTAATAGTATCTAAAGATACTATTCGTCAGACTGACGTCCAACGAATCATTGATGAATGGAATACTCTGGAAGAATTTGGTATCACTCCTGTAAAAAGAATGACACCAAAACGAGAACAGGCAGTAAAAGCTAGAATCCGTCAGAACCATATGGACGATATCTTAGAAGCCATTGAAAACATTCGCCATAGCAGCTTCTTACAAGGGCAAAATAAAAATGGCTGGATGGTTACGTTTGACTGGTTCTTAAAGCCTGGAAATTTCGCAAAAGTATTTGAAGGGCAATACGCAGACAAGTCTACGAATAGACCGTGCAGCTACATGGAGAAAATTCAAAACAGGGTAAGCGAGGTAGATAATTGGGTATGACAAGGGAAGAATGGGCGGTACTGGTAAAGGCAATGAAAGCTGTGTACACTTCACCATCGTTTCTGCCAGATCAGAATGCTTTTGATACATGGTATGGACTTTTGAAAGACATAGATTACAAGCTTTTAAGTTTTGGCTTGAAGAAATATATGCAGACTGAATGGAAAGAGCCTTCAATAGCAGCATTAAGGCAATGCGCACAAAGCCTTGCGCCACAGTCTGACGAACTGAACGAAACAGAAGCTTGGAATCTGGTATCAAGGGCAATTTGGAACTCTATATACCATGCGGAAGAAGAATTTTCTAAACTTCCAGAAATAGTTCAGAAAGCAGTATCAAGTCCGGGGCAGTTAGAAGAATGGGCGAAATCAGGGAATATAGATGGCACATGGTGGAGTGTAGTTCAGTCTAATTTCCAAAGGACTTACCGGGCAGAAGTACAAAGAGAACAAGAACGAAGAAAACTAAGTCCAGACCTTTTAAAAATTATAGATACTGCCAGATTGGGAGGTGCGGAAAATTGCCAGATAGAAAACCATGGAGAGAATTAAAAAGCACTGAAATTATAGGCTTAAAGCGGAGACAATGCTCAAAATGCGACTATTACAGCAAGAGCGAAAATGCATGGATTACAAATGCAACCTGTGATTATATCTTGATCGAAGAACATAGCAGAGGATGTGATCCGAGGGATTGTGTTAAAAATGGTATCTTCAAGAAGAAATCGAGAGGAAAATCAAGAGTAAAGCGAGTGATTTTATGAGGAAGATAAGCGAAATGTATAAGCGGTCTGGCGGTACAACTTATCAGCATATCTGTTCCGATTGCAGATTCTTCTATGGTGGTAAGCATCCGCGGTGTTTACAATACGAACTGGAAATTGATTGGAACCCAGATTATATAGCTTGCAAATTTTACAACCTGGAAGAATCTCAGATTGATGGACAGGTAAACATCTTTGATTTGTTGTAAAACGTGATAATTGTGTACTTAAAATAGTGCAGAATCGTTCAAAAGAGAATAATGGTAGAAATTATAGGGCATACAAAAGATAAAGAAAAACAGCGCTTAAAACGAGATAATTATATGGAGGGACAATTAATGGAAAAAGCTATATTGTATGCCATAAATGAAAGAATGTTCTCGCTCGGTCTGATAGACGAGAAAACAAGAGATAGAATTAAAGCTGAAATCAGCATTAGAAAGTAACGAAAATGTATTGAGTGGAGTTATATGAGGTGTTATACTTTATATGATTCCACTCCCTGTTTATTAAGGGAGAAATGCACTATGAATATTTATTATGTCAGAGAAAAATTAAGAAATTGCTCTATTTACGACATTGAACTAAATGTTGCTTATTATGCCAGGGTTTCTACTGAAAAAGTTGAACAGCAAGCATCCATTAAGCACCAGGAGGAACATTTTGAAGAGCTGATACATTCTAACAACAGATGGAAGTTTGCTGGTTCTTACATTGATGATGGTATTTCTGGAATACATGCGGATAAAAGAGAAGAATTTCAAAGAATGCTCAGAGATGCAAAGCTCGGAAAAATTGACATGATTATTACGAAAGAAATTTCAAGATTTGCACGAAATACTCTTGACAGCATCCAATATACCAGGAAATTGTTATCTTACGGCGTATGCGTGTGGTTCCAAAATGATGGAATTAACACTATTGATGATGATAGTGAGTTCAGACTTACTATTATGGCCGGAGTTGCACAGGACGAAATCCGCAAACTTTCTTCAAGAGTAAAATTTGGACACGCACAGTCAATCAAAAATGGTGTTGTTCTCGGGCACAGAATGTATGGATACTCAAACAATCAAGGAAAGCTTGAACTGATTCCAGAAGAAGCAGACATGGTTCGAATGGTCTTTCGAGACTATGCTTCTGGAATGTCTACACCAAGAATTGAAAAAAAACTCTGGAATATGGGATATAGAAGTTTCAAAGGCGGTAAGATCAGTAGAGATGTCATAAAAAATATTATTCGGAATCCAAAATACAAAGGATACTATTGCGGAGGAAAAGTAAAGGTTGTCGATATGTTCACAAAGAAACAAGAATTTCTTCCGCAGTCAGAATGGATAATGTTTAAGGATGATGGTTCCAGAGTACCGCAGATCATTGATGAAACTACCTGGGAAAAGGCAAACGCATATTTAAGAGAGCGTGGAGAAGCTATAAAATCAAGAAGAACCTCTTTTAAAAACGAAAATATTTTCACTGGAAAACTTTTCTGCGCAAATGACGGAGCTCCATACTGGATGAAGCAACATTATATCAGAGGAAAAGAAGATGTTCGATGGGTATGCAGCTATAAAATAAAAAACGGAGCAGCTTCGTGTACTTCGTTTGGGCTGGCAGAATCAGAATTGAAAGAAGTAATTGCAGATTTGATTAATAAATCTTCTGAAAATATTGATAGCATTTTGGAGGAATATTTTGAAATTTTGCAGTCCTCGATCAAAAACATTCCAGACAATAAAAACGAAATCTCACGACTTGAAAAACAGATTGATCTGTTAAAACAAAAACGTGAAAAAATACTGGAATATAATCTGGATGGAAAAATATCTGATGATGAATTTATTTCAAGAAATAAAGAATACGTGAAGCAGATAAAGCAGATTGAGAGCCATATTCTAGAAATCCAAAATACCAAAAGTCCAGAGCCAGTAGAAATACAATTAAGTGCTATTAAAGAACAGCTAGAAAAGTTCAAAGGTGTTACTCCACAAGATATTAACAGACAGATTGTCAATGAACTTTTTGAGAAAATTACCGTGGAACCGTTGGCGGTTACATGTGCAACACTGACATTTCAATTAAGGTCTGGAAGCCTTGAAAAATGGGGGTTTCCCTTGCGCCGTTCTGACGATATGATTTTAACTCTACATCCAGAACAACACAAGATATTTAGTAGGAAAACTTGCATCAAGACACAACATATGGTATTTTACAAATATAAGTACCTTTTAGCGCTATAAGAGAAAAAATGGGAGTGGAATCAATGATACATACAGCTTATGACGTAATGAAAGAGTTTTTAATCACTGATGCAGACCTTGAAGGAAAGTACGGAATCCCGAAAATTCCAAAGACTTTTATCCATCCTGGGAAAGATACTGTAGACTTTGCGGAGAGTTTCAGTAGAAAGATAAAGAACCACCGGGAACTGGATGTAAACTTCTACGTGGATGATGTACAGTTTCAAAGATTATGGAATCAGCCGGACAAGTATATGGGGCATTTAAAATGTTTTCATGCAGTCATTATGCCAGATTTCAGCATATCGGTCGGCAAGAATGGAATGCCGTTGGCTATGTGCTTGTGGAACAAATACCGCAATCATGCACTGGCTCACTACATGATCTTGAATGATATTCCAGTAATTCCGAATGTAAGCATATTACCGGAATACTGCTGGGACTGGTGCTTTGATGGACTTCCGGAGGGAAGCACAGTTGCCTGTTGCACCAATGGAAGAGTAAAGAGCAAGGCAGCACGGTTGGAGTTTTGCGTTGGTTTCAAGGAAATGGAGCGCAGATTGAAGCCACTGCGAGTTATCATTGTTGGAAGAATCCCGGAAGAGCTGGAAACGGACACGGAAATTGTAAACTTTGAGACTAGGAATCAGAAAATTAACAAGGAGGGTATGAATGGAAACAACGACTGACAATTACCAGAGAAAGAAAAAACTTTCAAAGTCCCAAACAAAGAGGACGGAACGTTTAGAGAAATCATCTCACAGAAGATATGGAACACGTAAGAAAGAAGGATTAAATAAATTGTGAATTTTGAATCAATCAGAACTTTACGCTATAGAAATAATTGTGCAAAATTAAAATTTAAGTGGTAACTAGAAAATGCGAGAATTTTTCTGATTGCCACTTTTTTTCTGGATTTCCTTGATTTTTGATTTCCAAAACAATGTAGAAATTTGGGAATCGTTTACAAGTTAGCCGTAACTATTGAAATTGTGAACAGCTGCGGTTATTTATTGCCAAAGGTCAACCAATGACAGCACCAGGAACCGGCACCGCGCCGAACTGATGAAGCCGTGACGCTGCCGGGAACGATTGAACACCAGCAAAGCCGACCGCCAGCCGTAGCCCTGGCAGATCAGAACCAACTGCCCACAGATAATAGATCGTAGCATCAAACAGCATATAATGCAGTAATAAAAATACAATAATACTCTTGCAAAATAAGCCTTAAATGGCTTGTAGCGTATTTAGCCTATACTTTATTGACTGCGATTATAAAACGCCTTAAAATGACAAATACGGCGTTATACAAGCATATCACAATATAGTTGTATAGCCCTAATTGTTATATAGCCAGGTCAACTGCGGCAGATCACCGGGAAGCCTGGACAAGATACGCACATAAGCGGACAAAATGCACCAATTTACACGGTACGCAAATAAAGCATAGCCGAACATAGCTATACAAGGCTATTATACACCCATAGCCGCAGACAGTCAATAAACCATGCAACACACTATAAAGCGTTTTAAAGGCTCATAAACGGCTTATAATGCAAACGTGGCATAAATCACCATTAACAGCATAAAAAAACGATTTACGGATAAAATAGCGCGTTAATTGATTGACTTATTATATTAACTTTGCAAGGTGTATCTGGCAGAATGCCAAAAAAACCGCTTGCACGCCGTGAACGTGCCGCCGGTCTGGAAACCGGGAAGCGGTAAAAACTATTTGAAAATAATGCATTTTAACTTTTCAGCCGTAAAACTATCAAGAATATCATAAATATATGTTTTCAATAAAATTGTGTGTTCACTTAAAAAATAATCTGTAAAATTTTCGAGATCGTCACGGAATTGCTTTTGATTAAGGGAATAAAATTCATCAATCAATTTGTTTTCAAGTTCTTGTGAAAATTCATCGTACAAAGAAATATTGTACTTTCCCGCAAATTGGATATATTCACTTTCACCAGTAAATAAAAAGTGCAAGATTTCTGTTTCCGGGCCTTTTTCGCAAATATCATTAATGTATTGATACAGGCTTTTATTTTCTAAAGCTTTGTTATTATCATCAAATACTTTATAATTATCAAAAAAATGCTTAATAGTTTCATTTACAACGCTTTCCCATTTTTCCATTTTTAACATTATCATATGTATTACCCCCATTTTATGTTATTATATCATACACTAAGCCAAAAATAAACAGTACAAAAACTTGCCAGGAATCTTAAGCCCCTTATTATTTTAAAGTCATTTTTGTAACGCTCGGAAGACTGCGGAAAAATTCCCGGCGGTCGTAATCATCATTAATTTTAAATTGTTTGTCACTTGTGGGGATGATCTCGCCGCCGATAAGCTCCATACAGGAGAGTTGCAAACAGTTCTCTTTTTTTGTTGATCTGTGCAGCGCATATCGCATCACAGACTTTTTACCATCCCGGCGCTTTACCGGGGGCATATCCCAATAAGCTAATTTAATAACGCCACCAGCAACAGCCTTGAAGATTTCCATTGCTTCCTTTTCAGCTTTTCTGTTGATTGTATCAACTGTGGAGAAATCGCCGCTTTTTATGGCGGCGATTGTCTGCGCTTGCGTGGCTTTCTTGATTATTACCATTTTAAAGCCCTCCATAAGTTTTATTTGTCTTGTAACACTTGTTCCAGAAGTCAACAACGTTTTCAGCTTCTTTTTTCGTGTTGAAATTGCTATATAATGATATTTCATGTTTTAGACCTCCATTTGATTAGGAAAACAGGCGGGAAAGCCCCGCCCGGAAATTGTTTATTTAATTCAAACAAGCGTTTATTTTCTCTTCCAGATGCGGGAACGCTTCACAAATTTCTTGCACGCTGTCGGCGTAATAATCGCCTACAATATCACCAAAAATCTTGATATTTCCAGAGTAAAAACACCCTAAATCATTAAACCAGATATCAAGCCCAGTTGCATGCTCCTTTTTGTCATTGTACCACATGTCAATTTTTATCATGTTTTCTTATCCTCCTTGAATTTTTGTTAAAAGGCCGCCGGGAAAATGCTCCCAGGTACGCTTGCCGGCCTAATTAAAATTGATTTCAAGTGGATTTATAGTTCCACTTCTCAATTCTTCAAGCGCAATTTTATTTACTTCATTTGTAAAATAATCCACCTTGTAAGAATCAATAATTTTATTCTGCTTGTCCATTCTTTTATAAAACTCTAATGTATCATCTTCCCAGTACCACACAAAATAAGTATGCAAAATATAATTCTTATCATCATAGACACGCTTGCAACGTCTTTTACTTCCATTCATTAAGAAAATATCTTCTGGTGCTTCTAAAGCGTCATACTCTGCATTTGAACAATGATGTTCTATTTCTTTATATGTCCAGATAACCGCACCGCCCCATGTAATTTCTCCATCTGTAACGGCTCTATGCGCTCTCATCCAGGCTTGCATTTCTTCTTCTGTTTTCCATGCATGACCATCAATAAAATACTGATATCCACTATCTGATTCTCTATGTGACAGATAATATTTATTATGTGTTTTTGTAGAATACCTCTCTTTGTTATTATCACATTCCCACAAATTAACTGTTGCGGTAAAATAAATTCCACCATTTGCACAAGCCCCAGCATTTCCCCAAGTCCAAAAAGTATTGCTTGACGTGCCCTTATATGTAAATTCATTTTCTTTGTGATGGCTGAATGCACCGCCCGAAGTGCTACCACATAACTGACTATCGCAAATACTCAAATGCACTCCGGCATTTTCACAAAGCTCTATGTTTTCTCCTCTTTTCTTTGTTGCTGTTGCTTTTGGAAAATACTCACCATATTCATTTGTATACTCTACTACGTCATATTTTTGAATGGCTTTTACTGAGCGCGTTTCTTCAATCATTTCAATAATGCGGTTTACTTTTTTTACGTCTGACTCTTCAAGTCCGTAATAGCTATCAAAAAGCTCATTCTCTTTCTTTAATGTTTCAAGTGTGTATTTCTTCATTGTTTTTTACCTTCTCCCCTGTTATAATAGGGTTGCCTTTCTTTTTAGTTTGGTGCCCGGGATTAGTTGGAAGCTTGCCCGGGCTTTTTTATTTTGTTGTAATGTTTCTTTATGGTATTATAATAACACTATATAGTAATACTGTCAAGTGCTATTATATTATTTTTTAATTGACTTTTGATACTTTTTAGTGTTATCCTGTTTCCAGGAGGCGAAAAAAATGGACGGTACAAAAATCATTAAAAAATTACTTTTGGAAAAAGATATAAACACTGTAGAGCTTGCGAAGCGTTTAGGCTGCGGAACCGCTAACCTTTACAACAAGTACAAAAGAAACAACTTTTCTTTAAATGAACTTGAAGAGATCGCCGCCGCTGTTGGCTGTAATCTGGAAATAACTTTTTCCGATAAACAAGGGAACTAGAATTTTTCAATTAATCGTGATCCGTTCCTTATGTCCTCATTGTGTTGAGTGGTTCGGGCGGTTCCGGTTGTTTGTTTCTTTTGTTCTCTGTTGATGGTTATATAATACACTAAAATGTAATGTATGTCTATTGACATTATACACTAAAATAAAGAGTATGTTAAAAACAGTTTTTGTGCATATTGCACATTGAAAAATAATGTATAAAAATGTTATTATAATAGAAGAATAAAGTACTGCGAGGTGGTGTTAGAATGATTAAATATAAACGCAATATAATTGATATGATGGCAGAAAAGGGAATCACAACCTATTTAATAAGAAAAAATAAGATATTTACAGAAAGCCAGTTACAACAGCTTCGTAATGATCGACTTGTCACGCAAGATACACTAAATAAAATATGTACTATATTGGAGTGCCAGCCCGGTTATTTACTAGAATATCTGCCAGACGAAACAACAAAAGAATTTGAAGAAAAGTTATTAGCGTACATTAATAAATAATGTATAATAAAGACAGTTAAAAAAGAGTAATCCCATTAATATACATGTTTTTTTTGTCAATAAAATAAAGCCCTAGGAATTAATCCCGGGGCTTTTAAAATGCTTATTTATGGCGGCTATGGACAGAGTACAGACCGCCGCCGAGCCTGTTAATATTTAAATAACATAGTTTTTCGTAAGTTGTCAAGAGAAATATTTTTTTAAATACTGCTTGACATTTTTCTAAAACTTCTTTAGGCTATCAGATAACGAGAGCTGACGGAACTCAGGAAGGGCAGAGGCTGAAAGTACACAGAATCGTTAATTAAATAACACGCATAACAAGCCAGATCACGCCGGATAGAAACTCCTGGAAGGTCTGGCTTTTATTATGCAAATCTGTGAAAATATAGTCGCCCTTATATTATATATAATTATATAATTATTCTCTGCCCTTCCTAGATTCCTAAAGCTGGAGTTTATTAAAAGATATGCTATACAGTACCGTATAATAATATATAAGATATAAATATAAATAAAGATTATAATATAATACCCTAATTATTATTTATTAATTATTGACAAAATAATGGGTTTTATTTTATGCAAAATTAAATTTGACAAGATATTAAAAACTGTGCTAAGGTATCAGCAACAAAGAAAACAGAATATTTTTTTAATTTGAGTTTTAGAGAATGTACCCGAACACCCGGAAGTTTTCCGGGAATAAGCTTTACCTGGTGACATTCTCTTTTTTTTATTTATAAATTAACGTGTTAAAGTGAGGTGATAATATGAAAGATAATACAGTAAATGTACAAGACGTAGATATCTATTTAGATAATATTAATATATATGCTGATGAGTATATAAATACTGTATTATGTATATCACCAGATAACGAAAACTATAAGAAAGAAGTATCAGATAGCTTTGTAGATATGATTTTTTATATTGCAGATCATATACAAAAGCCAAGTAATGACAATATAGAGCTATTAGATAAAATGTTTAATACTTATGTGAGATTATGTAGTAAATATCATGTATTACCAACCCTAGAAGTATTTAGCTTTTTAGTTGGGATTAATCGTACAACGTTTACTGACTGGATGAATGGAGTGTATAGAACAAACTCATCACATGGTGACACGGCTAAAAAATGGTTTGATATTTGTAAAAACTGCGCAATCAATAGATTACATAACCAGACCGGAACAAATGCGAATTTGATATTTGTTGCAAAAGCCGCATACGGCATGGCAGAAACTGCACCAGTGCAAGCCGCGCAGCAATACGGCGTACCACAGCAGACCGCCCAGCAGATCGCGGAGAAGCACAAAGCGGCGCTGGAGCTTCCAGAGATGGAAAAACCGGAGCTATAACAGTAAAAACACTATATGTTGTGATTGCGAAGAAACGGATTCTATATCTAGTAATACGCAATGTGCAAATAGGGTACACCCTAAAAAGACATTTTATAAAACACTGTTTTTTGTGCAATATTACAATAGATTTTGCATAGCATTCCCTTGATTACTGCCGCAGGCCCTTAAAGGTCAGCGTTAAACCAGGGAAGCGGGAACCCATGGGGCGGCGGGCTTCCCTGGTAGCGTCCGTCATGGATATCGGGGAGGGGGTATATATAAAGCCCTAGTCAGCGGTAGTTACCACCGAAACCGCTCGAAAAAACAAAAAAGCTCTCCTTATATGGCAGTGATAGTGATTCGAACACGACAAGCAGTAAGCCTTAACTGTTTCTCTGCCATACTAAAAATAAGGCAATACCAAGAAAGGCGGGTACAACGAATGAATGATATGATGATTTTTAGCAATCCAGAATTTGGAAATGTAAGGACAGTAACGATAGATGGAAATCCTTGGTTCGTTGGAATTGATGTAGCCAAGGCTTTAGGATATGTAAAAGAGAGAAATGCTATTGCAAGCCACGTAGACAAGGAGGACGCCCTAAAATGTAGCCTCCCATCAAATAGTGGAGTGCAAGAAACGATTGTAATAAATGAGAGTGGTTTATTCTCACTTATTCTGTCAAGCAAACTTGAATCTGCGAAAAGGTTTAAACATTGGGTTACTGCGGAAGTCCTTCCTTCTATCAGAAGAACTGGAAAATACGAGATGGTTCAGAAACAGGATTCCTACCAAATTGAAGACCCGATAGAACGTGCTAAACGGTGGATTGAGGAACAGCAAGAAAAGCAACAACTTGAAGCCAAAGTAAGGGAACAGAAACCAAAGGCTGATTATTTCGACAGTCTGATAGATAATAGACTTCTTACAACTTTTCGAGATGCAGCAAAGGAATTTCACATCCCACCTAAAGCGTTTACTAAGTGGCTTACGGAAAATGGTTATATTTACCGTGATCGGCATAATATTATCAAGCCTTATGAATCGTATAGGAAAGCTGGACTTTTCCAGATGAAAGATTTTTCAACACCGTTTGGCTATTCAAACGTCCAGACATACATAACCGTAAAAGGAAAAGAGACATTTAGACTGTTACTTCAAGGGCAAGGATTGATTAGAAAGTAAAAAAAGAGAACCATTACGGCTCCCTTTTGATATCGTCAGTTGTTAATTTGATTAAGACATCTGGTTTAGGTTCGATTATAAGTTGACATTCCAGGAAGTCAAGAATCTGAATTAACTCATCGGCAGATATACTTCCTCTCGAAAATTTGTTTGCAAGAGATTGTGGAAGCATACCCAGATGGTTAGCTAATTGAACGTTGGTGACCTTCTTCATTTTCATAATTTGTTTTATTTTATCCGAAACCATATAATCACCTCCTATTAATGTAATCATAATCAAAACCGTTTAAATAGTCAATAAAAATATTCATAAATGAGTATAAAACACTTGAAATAATACTCGAGTACGTGTATAATTGACTTATAAATAAACGGGAGGGATTATGTATGAAAATAGGTTACGTGAGGGTATCAACAATAGAGCAGAATGAAGCGAGACAGATTGAAGCAATGAAAACTGATGGTGTTGAAAAAATTTATATGGACAAAAAATCCGGGAAAGATTTTAATCGTCCAGAGTATCAGAAAATGATTGCTTCTCTTCATAAAGGTGACATTCTGATAATCCATTCGATTGACAGACTTGGAAGAAACTACGAAGAGATTATTGCTGAATGGCGAAAAATCACAAAAGAGATTGAAGCAGATATCATTGTACAGGATATGCCGTTGCTTAATACTACGCAAAACAAAGATTTGACAGGAACACTGATCGCAGACATAGTTTTGCAGCTTCTCTCATATGTAGCACAAAGAGAAAGAGAAAATATTCGGCAGCGTCAAAAAGAAGGTATTGAAATAGCAAAAACGCAAGGCAAATATAAAGGCCGCGCAAAAAAAGAGATAGATAAGGAACTTTTCAAAGAAACCAAACGAAGTTGGCAAATGGGAGAAATAACAAAAGCACAATTTGCTGAGACTATAGGAGTTTCAAGAAGCACTCTATATAAACTCTTGGAGGGGGATAAAGATGATTGATTTTACGAATAAGTGCATCGTTACAGACAATAATGTTGAATCAGAACAGTTGCTTAAAAAAGCAATAGCTCAAGGATTTAACTTGCCAAAAGGTGAAAAAGCAATGGAATCACATAGATACTTTCGTTTTATCGGGAGTCCGTATAAACATGTTGTGGCTCTTGTCCCTGTATGTACGAGTGATCTAAACAATGCTATCAGATACTCAGAGATATTCGGTAATGAACTGGAAGAACTTAAAAAAATTACTGATTCAGCTGCAAGATGGTGCCGGGCATATGGATATGAACATTTGAATGTATATGCAAACGAAGAGCTTGAAAGTTATACTGGAAAGGCAATCGCAAAGACAACAGACAACATCATACAGCGTGTTGATGTTGAAATAAAGAAACCACGTAAACTGACTGTTTCAGAGTTGGAAGCATATTTAGGATATCCAATTGAAATTGTAAGTTGAGGTAAGTGCTTATGAAACCAAACCCACAATCCGAATCCATCCGCATCCGATTTTCCGAAAAACAGAAAAAAAGACTCCTGGAAGAGAAGAACCGGACGGACAGGAGTGTATCGGATATCGTAAGACAGGCAGTTGATGAATATTTTGGTAGGAAAAGACGTGCTTAAATTTTTCTCAAAAAATAAAAAAGGTGTTTCTGAATCCCAAGGCTTTAGTTCAGAAGAAATAGCGCATGGCGTGTTCAGAGTTGAAAAGAAAACAAATTATTTTCATAAAAAAGCAATTTGTAAAGATGGAAAGTTATACAACACCGAAACAGCAATAAAAGTTATCGAACTTGATAAAGAAAAAGTGAATTGGTTTGGTTCATACCAGATGAGAACGTATTTTATAACGGCTAAAGGAAACTGGTTTTCTTGCTACACGCTTGTTGAAGCCGGAATACGTGAGCATATGAAACAAGTAGGCGACATTGATGTAAAAGTCGTGGAAACAGATGTTTCCTATTTAGATTTGGAATTGGAAAGCATTCAAGAAGTAAAGGAAAAATTAGGTTTTGCCGATATCGACCTTTACAAGAAATATTTCGGGGAGGTGGAAGAAGGATGAATTGTTTTTTATACATAATTGGGAATGATATTTGTAAATGTGAAAAAGAAGAAGATATTCCAAGAGAAGCTATTAGAACACTTAAATTGCAAAACGGAGAATTATTTTCAAATGGAAACGGAGAATGGAAAAAGTTATTCATGCCGGATGCACCAATAAGTGATAACAAGGATAGTCTTCCCGAATCCCCCATTGATGTAGCCTCTATGCTTATCAATGCCACAGTAACTTGCGAACTACCAAATGAAGGCATTCCACTTTCCCCACTATTGGAACAAAAAACATGGGAAATTCCAAAATACAACATTCTGCAGTTGGAAGAGATTGCGAAACACCTTCTTCTCTACTGTGAAACTAAAAGAAAGGGGTACGAAGATGCCGATAGTGAAGATCACAAACCCCAACCCCTATGATTGGCGTGGAACAAAATGTTTTATTGATGGGAATAAAGTTCCGAGAGTGAGATCAATAGATTTTCATGTATCCGTAGACGAAATTCCGGTATTTGAATTTGAAATTGCGGCTGTTCCAGACATCGAAATGGAGTGTTTGGCACAAATTAGTGTTACTTCTCAATCAATTACTGATGCAATTTCAGTTTTAAGGCACGAACTGCTACAGCACGGAGAAATTTACAATGGCTTCAAATCAAGCCTAAAATCGGCTTTAGAATCCTATAATTACTGCGGAATGCCATTTGAGCCAGAAGAAGAGATTGCAAAAAAAATTTTGGACTTCTTAATTGGGGAGGAAAAAGAAAATGAATGCACTTAATGTAATCGGAACAGCTGTAAATCTTGCATTTTTCGTTCTGATTCTAGCCAGTATTTTAGCAATATTGGACGAAAAAGGAAAGACAGGCGTAATACAGATTTTATTCTGCATTTGTTTAGAAATATGTTTCGCACTGAATATTTTCTTAATTTGCACGAGGTGACAAATGTATTTACCGATTCCAATTGGAATTATCCCGATTGAGTTAATCGAAAGGGTTAAATTCATAAAAGCACAGCTTCGACTTAATCCATGTAGGCTCGGGAAAGCCTATGAAAGTGATAAGTCGAGGCATCCAGAGTAGCGAAAGCTCTTATTGATGAATACGCCAGGAATTATTAAATATTTGGAAAAGAAAATTCCCATCCTGGAAAAGAGTAATCGGTAAGAGCGGAAAATTTATATACTTGTTTAGCTTAATATCACGACTTCCCCGGTCTTAATGGTGCGCCGGGGTTGATGGGCTATCGCCAAACGGTTAAGGCATAGCACTTTGACTGCTATATTTGCTGGTTCGAATCCAGTTAGCCCAGTTTGCGGTTTTGTTAATTCCGCAAGTGTTCTTTTTGAAACACTTTTTACTCCGGTCTTCTAGCCCAACGGGGCTGATTAAAGGGGCTTCAAATGTCCCGGAAGACTTTCTGAAATCTAAAAGCGTTTCAGAAAGCCTTTGTTGCGGCTGGTGGTCAAGAACTGCAACAGTGCCGGATTGTTTGCCATGGCGGTCAAATAATTCGGTATCTTAGGAAGCTTAGTTCAGCGGTAAGAGCAACGGCCTCATAAGCCGTAAGTCCTGGGTTCGAATCCCAGAGCTTCCATTTCTTCTAAATGCCATTCATCCGTAATATGGGTGGAAAAAACTTCCAGTTGAGTGTGTGGATTGGGTAAATTTAGGTGCGATACGGCGTAGCTTAAATGGATCTGATTTCCCGGCTGGTATATCTCTGAGTTAAAAATATTAACGCAGCGCACGTTAATAAAAGGAGTTTTCAAGAGATGCCGTTCTAAGACGCATAAAAATATCCAGTGAATCTACAGCACTAAAACTTGTAGATAGTGGAAAGCATAACACGATAAACCTATTGCTAACCCGGTTCTTCCGGGTTAAGGGAGAATATACCGTAGGGGTAGCGGGGCTGCCTGTAAAGCAGTTGCCATTATGGTTCGGGTGGTTCAACTCCATCTTCTCCCATTTACTGTTTGGAGACTGAAAGTTTGGTGGTAGGAAAAATCACATGGCAGTGCATAGTAGAATGTGGGCCGAGTTCCGAGTATGTATTGCTTATCGGCAGTTAGTGATTTTCCTCTAGTAGTCAATAAGTGAACGTGCTGAAATGGTTCTTCCAAACAGAATATCGCAGGATAGAGAAGTGGAATCTCACATGGCTCATATCCATGGAAACGGCGGTTCTAATCCGTCTCCTGCAATAATGGAGTATAGCTCAGTTGGTAGAGCAATGGTCTCCAAAACCATGTGTCGTGAGTTCGATTCTCACTGCTCCTGTTTAAGCTGACGTACCGAAAAGGTTATAACGGCGTAGTCTTGAAAACTAATGTGGTGAAAGCCCTGTAGGTTCGAATCCTACCGTCAGCGCTCCATCTGCCAAGTGTAGATAGGAAATCTGACTTTAGCACAGCTATTGTTGGTTTTTAGACGAGGTAGCTCAATTGGATAGAGCAATGAGAATATTAGTCATGTTTGTGACTATAACAGCAATTTACTCCATTACAAGGCATAGGTTGGTGGTTCGAATCCATCCCTCGTCACTGCCCCGGTTATCGGTTACGGAAAACCGATTAGAACATGTTTGTGTTCTTCACTACAAATAATTTTATAGGTTCAAATCCTGTTGGGGCAATTATGTGATGCTTACAGCAATTATTCTGGATATGACTGTTAATCATAAAACCAAAAAGCATCATGAAATTTATGGGACGCTTGCAGCAACTCACTTAAATAAAATCTAATTCGTATATTTTGTATTTTTCGTGTCCTGAAAGGAGAAAAAGCATGGATTTTGCAAATGCAATGAAACAAGAAAACAAATTTACAAGAACCGAAAACGGAGCAGTTGCGCTGAATACTACAAGCGATGCAAGACTTGACCTGTTCGGAACTATTGGTGCATTGAGAGAAGCTGATGAAAATAGAATCACCACTTTATTCTCAGAAGCATTTGCGCAGGATAAACTCTTTGCCACAAAGATTGCTTTTTATGCAAGAGATATTCGTTGTGGGCTTGGAGAGAGAAAAACTTTCCGAACCATTATCCGCTACATGGCTGAACATCATCCAGAAGCACTCAGACCGAATCTTGATTTAATTGGAGTGTTCGGAAGATATGATGACCTCTATGAACTGATTGGAACACCATTGGAAGATGATATGTGGAAAACCATGAAAAATCAGTTCGAGGAAGATTTGAAGAATCTTAATGAAGGGAAAGCAATTTCTTTGCTTGCTAAATGGATTAAGACCGCCGATGCAAGTAGCACAGAAACTAGAAAGTTAGGAATTCTGACTGCACAGAAGTTGGGTTATCCAGTCTACAACTTTAAGAGAATTGTTCGTAGCATGAGAAAACAGATCGGTGTTGTTGAAAGCCTTATGTCTGCCGGTAAGTGGAACGAGATTAAATATCCAGAAGTTCCAAGCCGTGCAATGATGATTTATCGTAGAGCCTTTGCAAAGCATGATCCAGATGGTTTCAGTGAGTTTATCAATAAAGCTGATAAAGGAGAAATTAAAATCAATGCTTCAACCTTGTATCCATACGATATCGTAGAGAAAATTCTTTACGGAAAAGAAAACAACAAAGTTCTTGAAGCACAGTGGAAAGCGCTTCCAGATTATGTCGAACAGGGAACAAATGCACTGATAATGGCTGATGTATCTGGCTCAATGTATGGAAGACCAATGGCAACGTCAATCGGCTTGGCAATATATTTTGCTGAGAGAAATACAGGAGCATATCATAATTTGTTTATGACATTCTCTAGTTGTCCACAGATTGTTTCTCTGAAGGGAAAAACACTTCATCAGAAAATAATCAATGTTGCAAAAGCAAATTGGGGCTATGGCACAGACCTCAAAGCTGCATTTAAGAAAGTACTTGATATTGCCGAGAAGAATAATATTTCTCAAGAAGAAATGCCAAAAGCTATAGTCGTTATCTCTGATATGGAAATTGATTATAGTGGCAATAAGGACTGGTCTTTCTATGACAAAATGGAAAAGAAATTCAGAGAAGCTGGATACATCATTCCGAACGTTATCTTCTGGAATGTAGACAGCAGACATGATGTATTTCATGCAGATGCTACAAAAAAAGGCGTACAGCTTGCAAGTGGTCAGTCGGTAACAGTATTCAAACAGGTTTTACAGAATCTTGGATACAATCCGATTGAGGCTATGGAAAACACGATCAATTCGGAAAGATACAATTGTATTACTGTTGAATGAAACAAAAGTGAAACCCATCCCAGTTCTTTTCAAAAGAACTGACCGTGACAGGCGGTGATATGAAACATAGCTCAGTGGTAGAGCAATGATACTCAATATCATGTGACACAGGTTCGATTCCTGTTGTTTCTATCTGGCAAATTGCCATTGCCAGAAGTTGCATTTTCCCCCTAAAGTTCCAGTGTTTCTCGTTGGGAGATTTATGCCGTTCAAGTCGGCGCACTGGATTTTTCTAAATCGAGGTAATTTATGAATGAAAAAAGTTGCAAGAATTGTTGAAAACATGATAACTTCACATGTGTTTGCTTCAATGTCGATAGTGAATATTGCGCAGACTTTAGATGCATGTATGATAGTTGTGAATGTTGGGAGGAGAACAAGCATGAGTGATTTGTCTGAACTTATAAATAGAGGTGGTTTAATCGATGATTTTAAGATAGAAAAATCCAAAGATGAACCACCTACACAACCAATAAAGTTAGCAGACTGGTTGGTTGACAGAGGATTGAAAGATGGTATTCGCCTGTATGGGAATAATGACCTTAGAAAACTTGCAAATTACTTACTGATTTACTGTGGTGATGAAAATGATTGAGGTATGCGGTAAAGAAATCAAAGACGAATGCTCACACTGCGGAAATATCCTTGAGTGTGAGCTGTTCCGCCAGGGACATGGCATAAAACAGGAACGTGAGAACATAGCTAAAATGATCGCCTGCCAGATGAAGCACAGGGAAAAGAGGGAGGAAAAACATGATTAAAATATTAAAAACAGGAACAAAAAAAGAAACAACTTGTGATAAGTGCGGTGCGCTATTGAGCTATGACGAGTGTGAAGACGTAAAAGAAGAATGTATAGAGAAAGTGTTTACTACAAATATGCCATCTGGACATGGTCGTAAGCAGAAATATATTATATGTCCACAGTGTAAGAATAAAATAGTTACTTGGGCTACAAGATAGAGGGAGAATGCCATGAGAATTGAAGATTTGAAGAGCTGGACAATAGATCAGTTGAAAGAAGAAGTTGTTCGGTTATCTGAAGAATGTGAGAAGAAACAGCATATAATCCTGGACTATAAAGCTTTATCGGAGACACTTAACCAAAAGCTTCTTGAAAATGATAACTGGAAGCTTCCAACTGATGAAGTTGAAAATGTAAATACTGGTCATCCATCTATAGAATGGTATGAACAACGCCACCAGGATGACTGCATCAGAATTAACGAGTTAACTGTTACTGTTGACAAATTGGTTGACCGATACGCTAATTTAAGGAAAAACAAAGGAATGTGCTGATATGGGTGAAAAGGAGGAATTAAAGCATTTCTTTACAAGCAATGGTGAAGCGATTGAAGAAACACCAGAGATTTCAATTTCGGATGGTGCTTTTGTTATCGAAGGCGGTATTCTTCACAGAAATGAGGACGGTACACTTTGTAGCATAGGCAAGCCGTTAAGTATTGAACTTGAATGTAAATTAAGTAATGAACTATTTTGGACACTAGTTGCCCCAAATCGAATAAACCAGAATAATTTCCGAAAAAAGCATGGCATTCCGAAACGGAGGAAAATTAATGGATCAAGAAAAAACAAAAGGTTGTCCAGAATGGAAGACACAAGTACAACAGGCACCTGCCAAAGAAATTGTTGACTTTGCAAAAGCACATCCATGCGATTATATGAGAAAATGCTTAGAGCAATATCCGTATTGGGGAAACCAAGACAATGGTTTTAATAGGAAGAAATTTAAGGAGATTTTTAATGAGCATTAAGTCAGCATTAGAATCCGAAGGGATAGATTTTTCTGAATACATGAACCCACCCGAGCCGTGGAATGGACAGGCATTATTGAGGAATATCAATGGAGTGAAATACGCCTGTTGCCCTTTTTGCCAGAAGAAAGCACTTTTGATTAGCCCAAACACAAAGATTCAGCATCTTAAATTAAAATGCAAGGGAAGCAACTGTAAGAAAGAATTTGAGGTGAATGTATGAAGAAATACAAAAATATCCCAATAACAATTTTACAAACAGGTGAAACTGTAGCAGCTTCAATTGAGGTCTGCGTAGAGGATGGAAGAGAGGTTGCTTACTTCTGCGCTAATGTACTTGGACGATATGATTATGAGGAAACATTTATGGTGCAAATAAAAGGCAGAGAATTTCCGTTCATTATAAGACATTTAAGCGGTTTTACAGATACGTTTCCAGTTCGCATGGAAATGTATGCGAAACAAGTAGGAACATACACTATTGGAAAATGGGAAAAGATATTGAGAGGTATTTTGAATGAAAATAAGTCTTAAACGAATTAAATGCATTCTGACAGGTGGTTGCAGGTTCAAAAGTTCAGATACAGAATCAAAATGTGACGATAAGGAAAAGACTTGCACTATTACAGAAACTTGCTACAAATGTGGGAAGAAGTACACTGCCGTATTCACTTACAAACAGTTAGGGATTACAGATTGAGGTGAATGTATGATATGGAGCGAAGAAATATCCTTTGATGGATTCCAGAAGAAGATTGATGAGTGGTACAAGGATAAAGACTTTGAACTGTGCGACCCACCTATCAGTGCTCAGTTTGCTTTAGACTTGATTTTCAAGACATTAGTAGATGATAGAGAAGATTATCCATATCTCACAACTATGTCAGAAAATGTAGAACAGACAAATAGCATTATGCTCGATTTAATTCTTCGGAAATACAGTCGCAAATACAGAAAATACTTGAAATCAAAAAGAAAGATGGTGAGCAAATGAAAAAGATACCAACATTATTTGAGCGAGAATTCAAAGACCATAAGGTTGTAAAGGTTCTTCCAAAAGTGCATCCGGGTATGGAATGGGTACTTGAAGGAGAAGGGATTGCAACGGTCAAATATGATGGTTCTTGCTGTGCGATAATTGACGGAGAATATTATAAAAGATATGACTGCAAGAAAGGAAAAACACCGCCAGAAGGATTTATCCCTTGTTGTGAACCAGATTCCATTACAGGTCATTGGCCGGGATGGGTAAAGATTGATGAGAATAATTCGTCTGATAAGTGGTTTGTAGAAGCGTATTATGTAACTTCAATGTGGACAAATCAAGGTTGTAAATTACCAGATGGCACATATGAAGCTGTTGGAAAGCATTTTCAAGGCAATCCATATTATGACGATTATGATTCTTTAATAAGACATGGCAACAACATCGTTGAAGTCGAGCGTACATTTGAGGGAATCAAGAAATATCTTTCTGAACACGAGATAGAGGGATTAGTTTTCTGGAAAGACGGAAGCCCACAATGCAAAATCAAACGTTCAGATTTTGGATTTGAATGGCCAGTAAAGAAGGAAAGGGAGAGTTTATGAAGAAAATATTTTTTGCTGCGTTATTATCAATGATGCTGTTTGGATTAACAGCATGTCAATCGACAACAAAGAATTTGGGTGGAACAACCACAATAAAATTAAAACCAGGTGTAAAACTGGAAGAAATCACATGGAAAGACGATGATTTGTGGTATCTTACTCGACCAATGAGAGATAACGAATCAGCCGAAACACATACATTTGACCAGTCAACTGATTTTGGTTTCGAAGGTCAAGTAATTATTATTGAGAAGAATAAATAAATCAGTCAGAGAGCCACATGAGAGCCAGACTAAATTCTAAAAAGAAAGGAGGTCTGGCTCTATTTTTATGGGAAAAATTACAGAAGGCTCGCTTGAATGGTATCGGGCAGTGCTGAATCAAATTATCAGTAGTGACATGACAATCTATCAGAACCAAAAGGATTGCCTTGATTTGCTCTTAAACATGAATATTGACCTTCCTTTCAACAAGAATCAAGAAGCACGGAAAATGGCTATGAAAGTAAGTCAATACTCACATAACATAGCAGAGAAGTGTGCTGCATTAACTGGTAGTGGTGACTTTGACGATATCTACTGGCAGTATTTATTATTGGAATCACCACATTTGCTTGATTCATATGCCATGTATATAGAAAAAGATAGAAAACCAGAAGAACGGTTCTATTTACCAAGACGCAGAACATTGAAAAAAGTAGTAGATAAATTACAAGCACTTGAAGAAGATGAACTTGACGAATTGTTTCTGCATCAGCCAGCCAGAACTGGTAAATCGCAAATTATTACTGTTGGAACCGCATGGCATTGTGCAAGAGATTCAGAGATAAGCAACCTCTATGTTACATATAAAGAAGGACTTGGCGGCGCATTCCTAGATGGAGTTATGGAAATATGGACTGACCCCACATATTGTCATGAAGATGTATTTCATTCAAAAATAGCCAGAACGGATGCAAAGAACCACAAAGTAGACCTTGAAAGAAAGAAAAAATATGCGACATTATCTGGAAAAGGTTTGGAATCTGGTTTGAACGGTGAGTATGACGCATATGGTTGGCTGATTCTCGATGATATCCTGGAAGGTATTCAAGATGTATTAAATCCAGATATTCTCAGAAGAAAGCAAATTGTGTTTGACAACAATGTAATGTCACGAAAGAAAGAACAATGTAAATTGATTCTAAATGGTACTATCTGGTCATTGCATGATTTGTATATGGACAGACTATCATTTCTTCAGAATAATCCAGAAGCAAAACACATTAGATATGATGTTCTTAAAATTCCAGCTCTTGACCCGGAAACTGATGAGAGTAATTTTGACTACGATTACGGAGTTGGATTCAGTACAAAATATTATCGTACTATTCGTTCTAAATTTGAAGAAAACGATGATATGGCAGGATGGTTAGCCCAGTATCAGCAGGAACCTATTGAAAGAGATGGCGCTTTATTTAATGCGCAACATATGAATTTTTATAATGGACAACTTCCAGATGAAGAACCATTGAAAGTAGTTTCGGCTTGCGACGTGGCTCTTGGTGGTAGTGATTACCTTGCAATGCCAGTAGCATATGTATATGAAGATGGTTCTGTATATATACACGAAGTAGTATTTGATAACTCTGAAAAGAAATTTACTATGCCAAAAGTTGTATCAGCAATTGTCAATAATAAAGTTACGAATGCTTTTTTTGAAGCCAATGCAGGCGGCGAAGGGTATAAAGATGAAGTAGAAGGAAAGTTGAAGGAACAAGGGTATCAAACTAATCTTACTTCTAAATATGCTCAACAAATGATTTTGAATAATGGTGGACACGCACCTAAATCAGCAGTGAGAAAAGAACAGAGAATTTGGGATAATGCTGAAAACATTAGAAAATTTTATTTTCTTGATACTGGATATCAAAATGCAGAGTATAGAAAATTTATGAATAATGTCTATTCATTCACAATGACAGGAAAAAATAAGCACGATGACGCACCGGATTCACTCGCTAGCTTAGCAGTATTCTTAAAAAATGGAAGCGGAGTTGGAACAGTAACAGCAACACAGAATCCACTTTGGGGGAGGAGATAGAATATGATGACTGCAACTCAATATTTACGCCAGATTGAAAATTATGATAACAGAATCAAAAACAAGCTTATCGAAGAAGAACAGCTCAGTTCTCTTTCCACAAGTGTATCTGCAATTCCTGTTGGAGAAAAGGTACAAACTTCTGTAAAACGTGATCCGATGGGAGATATGGTTGCAAAGATATTTGATCTGCGAGAAGAGATTTCAAAAATGATATCCGAATTTTTACAAAAAAAACAGGAAATAGTCCGAACCATAGAACAGGTTGAAGACCCGTTGCTGTACAACATACTATTTAAGCATTATGTTGAGTACAAATCATTGGTTCGTATTGCAGATGAGATGGGATATTCTGAAATACATATTAAGAAAAAACACTTAAAAGCTTTGGCAGAAGTAAAAAAGATAAAAGGTTTTGAAAGATGATACCGAAGTATACTGAATGATACCGCCAATATGTGTAAAATATAAAGTAGAGCATTGGATTGAAATATCCAGTGCTTTTTATTTTGCAGAAAGGATGGTTCGGCTCGTGAGAAATACAATGAATTTTGTAGATTTATGCCGAGGTGAGTTCGGGCGAAAAGTAGCCTACACAGGTGTTGACCGAATCACTCCACAAAATGTAGTAAAAGTAGTATCAGATACAATTGGCATACATAATAGAAACCGAACATTGATTGATTACTTGTATCGGTACATGAAAGGCGATCAGCCGATATTATACCGAAATAAAATAGTCCGTCCAGAAGTTAATAACAGAGTGGTAGAAAATCACGCATTTGAAACTGTAAAATTTAAAGCTGGACAGATTTGTGGAGAGCCAATCCAGTATGTATGCAAAAAGAAAAATGCAGATGAAAAAATAAATGAGCAAGTTGACCTTTTAAATGATTATCTGGATGAAGCCAATGCAGATGCAAGAAACATCCAAAGGGCAATATACCAGAGCGCAACAGGAACTTCATATAAGGCTATTCTGAAAGAAGAGGACTGGACAAAAAACGGAGATTTACCACCGTTTAGAATCTTCATTCCATATCCAGGTGATTGTTACATTGTATACTCACAGAGAAATGGGAAACCAATGCTTTCCGTGCAGATTTTAAAAGATGAAGATGAACAGCAATATTATTTATGTTATTCAAAGAACCAGTTTTTTGAAATCAAGAATGGAAAAGTAACCAACTACGGCATCAATGGTTTTGGCGGGATTCCTATCGTTGAATGTCCGAATAATCACGACAGACTTTCAGATGTTGAAATTGCAATCACCTTATTTGATGCAATTAATAAATATCAGTCTGATAGATTAAATGGCGTGGAACAGTTTGTGCAAGCCTTTATGAAGTTTAAAAACTGCGAGATAGATGAAAACGAGTTTTTGAAAATGGTAAAACTTGGTGCTATCTCTGTTAAAGATACTGGAAATGGCTGTCAGTCAGATGTTGAACTGATGACCGCTGAACTGAATCAATCAGAGAGCCAGGTTGCAAAGGACGATATCTACAATAATATGCTGATTGTGGAAGCAATGCCAAACCGCCAAAGCAATAGCGGAGGAGATACAGGAAATGCCGTATACCTTCGTAATGGATGGGACTTCGCAGAGAGAGATGCAAAATTGGTAGAAGCATTCACGAAGGAAGCTGAAAAGGAATCTGCCAGAATCATTCTGAATATTATTCGCGGCACATCAAATGATGTTAATATCTCAACGCGAGATTTCGATGTAAAGATAACCAGAAACCCGACAGACAATATGCTTGTAAAAGCACAGGCACTTGATTATCTGTTCAAAAATAAAATTCATCCGCTTATTGCACTGATTACTTGTGGGCTATTTAGTGATCCACAGAAAGTTTATGAAATGAGCCTTCCTTATCTCGGAACAATTTATCCAGAACTGGCAGACCCAAAAGCAGAAGTGCAGAAAGCTCAACAATTACTGGATAAAAAATTTCAGAATCCAATCAATAAAGGCGTGATAGATAATGAATAAAGCCTTACAGTTTGATGAATTAAATGTTTTATCAGAGAACCGCAGAAGTGAACCGTACGAAGAATATTTCGATAAAATGTCCATTTCCGATAAGCAAAAAAGACTAAGAATAGCTTTTTCCAAACAGATGGAAGAAGTTATTCTTTTTTGTTTGTCACTGATAGAAACAATGATTGAAAATGAAGAAGTTGACCAGGAATATATAGAAGATGAGTTATCCGAACAATACCTTGCGATAGCAGCTATATATTTTGCTGCTGATGACTATATCACAGATTATGTTAGACAATTCTCACATGATGTTGTTCAATCCACATTCGATCACATTAAAGAAGAATATTTTCTTTCCAGAGACAGGGCAATGTTTATTTCTGAATGTGAAGCCAACACTTCGTTAAATTACAAGGAATACACGGATGCAATTAAATCTGGCAAGAAATATAAAACATGGAAAGACATAGGAGATAAAAGAGAGCGCAGAACACATCTTGAAGTTGGTGGAACGACAATTCCAATCAAGGAGTTGTTTGCAGTCGGTGACAGTTTAATGCTTTTTCCAAAAGATACTTCACACGGAGCTTTTAGCAAAGAAATTGTGAACTGTCGTTGCTCAATTCAATACAGTTAATTAGGGACGAGAAATCGTCTCTTTTTTATTACACAAAAATAAAATGCACCCCGATAGCGTGAACATGGGAGACACCTTATGTTGAGCGAACAACGTTAAAAAGCGTACTGGTGAAAGGAGATTTCAATGACAAGAGAAGATGTAAAAAAAATTTTTCCAGAAGCAACTGACGAGCAGATTACTTCATTTCTGAATCAGTCCAATTCTGATGTGGCCAGAGAAAAAGCGAAAGCCCAGAAGCTGAAAGAGGATGCAGAAAAAGCAGAAGCACTGGAAAAAGAGCTGGAAGAACTCAAACAGCAGAACATGACGGAATCCGAGAAAGCAGAACTGGAACGCCAGAAAGAAAAAGCGGCAAATGAAAAAAGAATTTCAGACCTTGAATCTGCACTTGCAACGTCCCAGAGAGAAGCCCTTGTAGGAAAGATTACTTCCATTTTTGCTAATGCAGGAATGAAAGGAGATGCTTACACCGGAGCGATCAAAGCTTTTTCCAACATGAATGCGGATGATGCTCTTAAAGAAGCACAGACTTTTGTTGATGGACTTTCCGCAGAAAATAAAACAGCACTTGATACCGCAAAAGCAGCTTGGGAGAAAGAAGCATTGGAAAATACTCCTAATCCAGGAGGCGGTAGCGGCGGCAAACCTACAGTGAAAAGTGATGCTGCTGAATTTGCAAAAGCTTACTCAGCAAAAATGAACCAGGAAACCAAATCAGCGGACGATAACGCCCCTGTAAATATTTAAGTAAAGGAGATATAAATAATGGCTTTTATGAAAACAGAGCAGTATGAGTCCACTCCAAATATTCTCGAATCTGAGGTTGGACTTGTACTTAAAACCTACACAGCAGACCAGACAAATGCTGAAACAGTTGGAAATAAGAAAATTATTAAAGCAGGTTCCGTATATCCAACAAATGCGACAGGTGCAATCGGCATTGTATTTGAAGATGTTGATATGACAGATGATGCTAAGAGACCAATTTCTGTGATTGTTGCAGGCCGTGTTCTCGAAAAGAGACTTCCAGTAACAGTTGACACTACTGCAAAAACAGAGCTTGAAAAAGCTGGAATTGTTTTTGTAGTCACAGAAGACCCAGTATTTTAAGGAGGTATGACAAATGCCATTTAATGTATTAGAAACAATCACAGAGGAAGAGAGACTTAATTTCTCCCAGAGTTTTGATGTAAAAAGACCCGGCATCCTCGGTACCATTTTCCCGGATACAAAAACCCAGTATCTGAAAGCAGAGTATTACAGACTTATGGCTGGACAGCGACTGCCAGAGGTAGCTTTTGTTCACGCACTTGATACCGAAGCAGAAATCGGTTCCAGACCTGGCTTTGAAAAGGTATTGACCGAGAAGCTTTTCATCAAGAGGAAAATCAATCAGTCTGAGAGATTACAGCAAGCTATTGAAAATGGTGTTCCAGATGACAATAATCTCAAAAAATTTGTATTTGACGATGCAGCCAATCTTTTTGAGGGCGTAGTCGCAAGGGCGAATGTAATGAAAGGCCAGTTCCTTTCCACTGGTATTGTAAAAATCAAGGAAAATCATGTGGATATGAGCATTGATTACGGCGTTACATCTGATGCAAAAGTAACACTTACTGATTGGTCTAAGCCAGACGCAGATATCATGGGCGATATCTCAAAAATGGTAGCCATTGCAGAAGATAACGGATATGTGGTAAACAAAGCTCTTACTTCTCTTAAGATGATTAATTACATGCGGAACAATACTGCAATGCAGACCGCGGTTCTTGGAGCTGCAAACAAACGTCTTCTGACAAAACAGGAGCTTGCGAACCTTCTCATGCAGGAGTACGGAATTACAATTGATCGCTGTGATGAAAAATATCGTTACAGAAAAGCAGACGGAACTCTGAAAACAGGAAGATACTTCAAAGAAGATGTGTTTACTTTGTATGAAGCAAATGCGAATGGTTCCTTTGGTTCTGGTCTTTGGGGTGTAACGCCAGAAGAGCTTGAATACAGACAGTTTATCCAGGAAGAGAATCGTTCCTTTGTTACTCTTTCCATGTGGGCTACACCAGACCCAGTTGCAGTATGGACAAAAGCATCCGGCATGTTCGTTCCGGTCGCACCGAAAGCTAACGGCGGTATCGTAATCGGTACCAAGGCGGGGGAATAACCGGGCATAGTCTCGATGAAAACAGCCAGTCACCATCTGTAGTAAGTGCTTATGATACATCAACACACAAGTATACAGAAAACGAGTTGTCTAATATGACTGTATCTCAGTTAAGACAACTTGCAAGTGATAACGGCTATGCCCTAGCAGCAACTAATAAGGCTGGAATAATATCAGAGATTTTATCTCAGCAAAGGTAGGTGATTAAATGGACGAACAGCTTATAGAGGACTTGACAAATTATCTTGAAGATGATGCAGAAACTGCGAGGATGATTCCTCTTTCAGCAAAGAGGGCTATTCGTTCATTTAAGAAGAAAAGGAATTATCCTTCATCTTACAGTGATGAGAAAATAAATTCCGATATGGAAAACTGCTATGATTGCATTTTTGATTTGGCTCTTTTCTTTCTGGTGAAACAGGGAGCTGAATTTCAAGGATCACATTCCGAATCTTCTGTAAACAGAAATTGGACTTCTGAAACTGAAATATATGTAAATCATGGTGTTTTTCCATTTATCGGATTCTAAGATGGTGTGTGCGTGATACGTCAATCCTCCCACGTATCGCAGGGGTGCTTCAAATTAGGTGGGTAGAAGCAATATCTAAAAAATGGGAGTGATGGAAAGGAATAGCGATGGGATGTGAACACGAGTGTATCAATGAACACCGCTTAAAAGAATTGGAAAGTGCCGTCCATGAGATGAAAGAAAAGCATTCCAAAAGGGATGGAGTTTTTTTTGAACGTATCAATGCTTTGGAACAGAAAATTGCTTTATACAACAATGACCTGGGACACATTAAGGATACAGTTGACGAAATGAACGACAATTTAAAATCACTCATGGAAAAGCCAGGAAAGTTACAGGACAAAATAATTGCTTATGTCATAACTGGCATAATTGGTATTGTTTTAGGCTTTGCCCTAAAAGGCATTTTCCCGGTGTAAATATTGATTCCACTAACAGGGAGGACAGTGGAATGGATGATTATAAAGACTTTTCAGAAGATGAAAGAATCTTCTATTTGCGTGAAGCTGGATTTGATTCCAGAGAAAAGGAGTTATTCCGATTGCGTGTCTATGAAGAAAAAACGCTTGCAGAAGCTTCAGAAATCATGGGGTACAGCACAAGAACCGTAGACCGCATAAACAGAAAATTAAAGAAGAAAATTATGAAAGTTGCCCCGATGTATTGTCGGGGCTTTTCTTTGTATTAATAGAAAATGGCGTATTTATGGCGTTATCATGGCGTGTTAATCAACCTCTTATTATTGTAAAATATAGTTATAAAAACAAGGGAGGTTTGAGATATGCAGTATGGTAATCCGTATTTTGCACAACCATTTCAACAAATACAACCGTATCAAGATAGATTAGCACAATTGCAGAATAGTTATCAGCAGGCAATGCCATACGGACAGGCACAAATTCAACAACCAATGCCACAAGCGCCACAAATCCCCATGTTGCAAGGACAGATGGTTGATGGCATTGATACTGTAAAGGCAAAAGATGTAGATATGTCCGGTAATCCTGTTTATTATCCAAAAACAGATGGAACAGAAATATATAGAAAACAATTACAGGCAGATGGAAGAAGTAGAATTTTTGTTTATCGACTTATAAATCCGGAAGAACAACAGCAACCAAAGGCAGAAGAAAAACCGATTGACATAGAAGCTATGTTTAATCAGCTTCGGAACGATGTTTGTTCTGAGATTTCCGAAATAAAGAGTATGTTCCCGACACAAATGTCTGGAACATCGGAACCCAAGCAGAATGGAGGTAAACAGAGATGATGAATCCAATGCAACTTATGCAGATGATACGTGGTGGAGGGAATCCTCAACAAGCCATAATCAATATGATGAAACAGCAATCTGGAAATAATCCTGTAATTGACAATGCAATTAACATGATGGAAAAAGGTGATAATGCAGGAATTGAAAAACTTGCAAGAAATCTTTGTAAAGAAAGAAATATTAATCCAGACGATATACTGTCGCAGGTTAAGAACCAGTTTGGAATAAAATAAATTCGCTACAATAATTAAAAGAGCCGCGGTCTTTTGATTTTGTATAAATTACAAAAATCAATAAGGAGGTAATCGCTATGATGAATGGTGGATTATCAGCAAGCGATGTCGCTGTATTAAGCGGCTCTAATAACCGTGCCGATGAAGGCTATGGCTTTGGCGGTGGCTGGGCATGGTGGATTATAATATTGCTTATCTTTGGCTGGGGCGGTTTCGGCGGCTTTGGCGGCTGGGGTGGCAATGGTGGAAACGGTACAAATGGTGCAGGTTTCCAAGGATGGGCTACCCGTTCAGATATTAATGAGGAATTCGCCCTTAATGATATTCAGAATGGTATCAGAGGTATTCAGCAGGGTATCTGTGACAGCACATATTCTCTTAACAATACCATGCAGAGTGGCTTTAATGGTATGAATGTCGGAATGCTTCAAGGCTTCAACGGCGTTCAGCAGGCAATCAATGCTGATACTGTAGCCGGTATGCAGAATACCAACGCATTACAGTCTCAGTTAGCAAACTGTTGCTGCGAAACAAGAGAAGCCATCCAGGGCATCAATTATAACCTTGCCACTAACACTTGTGCTCTCCAGAACACAATGAACAACAACACCAGAGACCTTCTGGAAAACCAGAACAGCAACACAAGAGCAATCCTTGACTTCCTGACTAACGATAAGATTGCAACATTACAGGCAGAGAACTCTGATCTGAAACGTGCTGCATCCCAGGATCGCCAGTCTGCATTGCTTACAACAGAGATGTACGCACAAGCTCAGAGATTAATCAATGCAATCAACCCGGCTCCGATTCCTGCATTCCAGGTTCCAGCTCCATATGCATACGCAGGATGTAATACATATGGTAACGGTTGTTGCTAAGTAACTCACCCTTAGAGGTTGACTAAATTCTAAGAGGTGGGTTGCGGCTCACCTCTTATTTTGATTGAGAGGTAGAAATATGAGTTGTAAAAATGTTTGTAAACTCTGTAATCACCTTGTGCTGTCTACTGCAGTTGCATTCACAGGTGGAAATCTTGTGGTTACTATTCCAGAAGGAAGCTACAATAATGGAGAAAAATACTGCATTGTTTTAGCACAGTCTATTCCAAATGCAACCACAATTACTGCCCCAGTGATGATTCAGATAGGAACAGGAACAACATTGTATCCACTAGAGAATCGTTGCTGCGCACAGGTAACAGCATGTGGTGTCAGAACAAGAACAAAATACGCAACCAGAGTAGCCACAAGTGCAACTGGTGGAGTATTCAAGATGTTAGGAAATCCGGCTTGTAGTCCGAGCAACAATTTGAAAGCAATTAATGGTACAGCCCCAACGACAGAAGCACCTGTTACGCAGGCTGTTAGAAAGGGGGCACTGTAATGCATAAAGTTGCAATGGAAATGGGAAAATGGGCTATGGAAAAAGCCAAAACACATGGCTTTGATAATCTCAGTGCTCAAGACTGGGACGATCTGAAAGACTGCATGGAATCCGTAAAGTGCGCGATTTGTGCAGATAAAGATTACAGAATCGTAGAAGCTATGGATGAATGCGAACAGGAAGAAAAGTATCTTGGACGCATGGGATATGACCGTTACCGCTATTCAAATGGGCGTTTCGCTCCAAAAGGTAGGGGAACTAGAAAAGGTTATAGACCATATCTGTACATGGAAGACGATGACTGGATGGACGAGTATTTAAACAATCCAGAGTTTGAACGTAATATGTACCGCATGGGATATCATCCAGATCGTAGTGATATGGAAAATGATGGTATGAATATGAATTGGAAGAAGTCCAGATATGGCGAATCCTATGATAGATACGATGAGAATCGTAGGCATTATCATGATTCCAAAGACACGGAATCCAAAAGAAAAATGGATGATTCCATGAAGGAGTACACATCTGATATTATCCGTAATCTCACGGAAATGTGGTCTGATGCAGATGCAACGCTCAGACAGTCAATGAAAACTGACCTGACCAGACTTGTACAGCAGATGAACTAGAGTAATAAATGAATTAAGTCCTTGTCGCAAATTAATGCGGCAGGGGCTTTTTTCGTAGAAAGGATGGTAAGAAACCATGCTGAAACAATTCTATATGAATGGGGACTTATGGAGAGTGCACTTTGTTTCTCCCAATGATAATGTTTTGATTGACCGCACAGGGAAGAGGACACTTGCTGTATCTGATTACTCCACAATGACAATTTCGATTGCAAACAACCTACATGGAGAACTTCTGAACCGTGTATTTATCCATGAGTTAGGACATTGTGTAATGTTCAGCTATGGTTTACTGCCAGAGCTTCACCGTATGATTAAAAAACGATATTGGGTTGATGCAGAGGAATTTGTATGCAATATTCTGGCAGACTACGGCCATTTCGTGATTGGAACAGCCAGAGATATTTTGGGAAACCAATTCACATATGTAGCACCTGTTGGAGCAGAAAGGATGATTGCATGAGAGTATTAAGATTTATTGTAAATAATCAAAGAATTTATCCAGATCCAAAGTGTGATTTCTCTGGACTGGTAAAGGGCACGACTGGATATCTTAAAGCATTGTTTATCTTTTCACCAGAGTGGAACGGATGTAAAACAGCTGCTTCATTTTGGAAAATGGAAAGAGAATACCCAGTAATACTGAAAAACAATCAATGTGAAATTCCGCCAGAAGCCCTTACTTGGGATTATTTTTCTGTATCTGTTACCGGAGTGAAAGATAACGGAAAATACATTATAACTACTGGTAAAACCAAAGTATCACAGAGGGGGTAGAACATGGCAACAGCACTTGATTTACTTATGAGCGCAAAAGAAGATGTTAATTTGCTTTCTGAAAAATCCGATATATGCACAATTGACGCTAAGACAAGGATTATTTTCGTGCCCTCTACAATCGTAGTTGGTGGGGTGCAATCTGACAAGAATGCAGAACGTATTAAATTTTCATGTCCCAAAATTGTAGGAGATAATCTTGATTTATCCAAATTTTCAGTCAGAATTAACTTTGAAAACGTAAGCAGTGTGGATTTTAATGTTTCTATCAAAGACCAATACATTTGTGATGATGTAGCTGTAGATGGCGAAAATGTAACTTTTTCTTGGTTGATTGGAAGAAATGCAGCAAGGTATATGGGAACGGTACGTTTTATTGTTTGCGCTGTTAAAACGGATTCCGATTCAAATATTAGTGTTGAATGGAATACCACAATAGCGGAAGTACCAGTGCTAGAGGGTATCGAGATTGATCAACCACAGATAGGACAGGAAGAAAAAGATGTTATAAATCAGCTTTTGGAGCTTACTAAAAACACATCTGCGGAAGCTATTCAAAATGTAAATTTCGCAAAAGAACAAGCTATTAAGGACATCCAGAGTGTATCACAGCCAGACACTACATTGACTATAGAAGGTGGGCTTGCAGAAGCAAAAGCAACGGGAGAAGCTATTGGTTCGCTAAAGGAAGATATATGTGAATTAGAAATCGGGACAAAAAATATTTTTAACTCAAGAGAATTATTAAATGCAACTGGGTGGACAAGAAATGGAAATTCTTATACTGGAACAGCTGGGAATTTAGGCAAGGCATACAAAGAAAACAATTATCCCATTTCCTTTGAGCCTAATACAAAATACACAATAAGTTTAAAAGCATTAACAAATGGTTCAGATTCAACAGATGGTATTGGTATTCAATTTGAATTTTATTATACTGATGGAACGAAAAGTGTACTGGAACTTCTTAACAATACTTTGACTGAAACAAGTTATGTTCTTGGTACTAATCCTCAGAAATCTATATCATATATGCGTATTAGACATTCATCTGGTGGAAATAATACATGGGTATTATCTGAAATCCAAATTGAAAAAGGCAATAAAACAAATTATGTAAATCCGTTTACGGCTAACGATATCATTGCAAGAGAAAAAATAGAAATATTAGAATCAAAAACAAATAACCTTGAAGAAAACACAGAAATAAAAACAAACGAAGTAAAGGCAGAAATAGACGATCTTGTAGTTCAGTCCAACAATCTCATAATTGCAGTTGGCATTGATAATGTAAAAAATAAAGGATTCTATGTATCAACAGATGATGGCTATAATGCTTTTCCTTTTATTGGCGTAGTAAAAGATAAATTAGTTTGTGTTTATTCGGTTGGTAAAAATCATACAGACAATACTAGTGTCGATATATTTGCCAAAACCAGTCCAAATGGTGTTATTTGGTCAAAAGCAAAAAAAATAATATCCACAGAAAACGTCAGAGACACTATAACAGGACTCGGACATGATAGTCTCGGAATTATTTATTTTTGGAATAGAAAAGGAACGCCAGTAAATGCAGATTGCTCTTTTGATTTATATAAAACTTCTGACGGTATCGTGTTTACGAAAAAAAGTTCTCCTGTTTTTGATATAAAACCGAGTCATATTGGAGATGCACTTCATATTCCAACAGTAGGTGTCATTAGTTTTTACAACACATATAGAGCAAACAGAAATTCATATGGATATGTGCTTACTAAAGATGGTGGAGAAACATGGAGTCAGATTGAAATCGCAAGTCCAACAACACAGTCCGACACTCCTACTGAAATTTATGGTGTATACATTGGCGATGGTAAAATTATCGCATTAGGAAGGTCAGAAGATAGTGCGGCAATGTTTCAGATACAATCTAATGATTATGGAAAAACATGGGAAACTAAAAAAACAAATATTACAGATGTATATTTGAGTACACCAACACTTATCTATGGCGATGATGGTTATATTACAGTTTACTACTATAATAGAGCAGATGGAAAACTAAAGAAAAGAAGGGCTATTGCTTCTACTGTTTTTGAAAACCCATCAAGTTGGGGCGAGCCCTCTAATATAGCAAGTGGTGCAGTAGGTCAGGATGCGGGAAATGCAAATTCTGTAAAATTCAACGGCAATAATATTATTGCATATTACAGCGGTACAGACACGGAAACAAGTGTAATAGATGTAATTAACTAAAGAGGGCTTTAGTTAAGCAACCAAATTTAAGAAAGAGAGGAAACATGAGAGGATTAGTCCGTCAAAAGCAAAAAGTATATTGGTCACGAATTACTGAAAAAACACAAGGATTAGACCGCATTAAGGTTTATGAGAAACCAGTTCTATTTTCTTTTTCCGTATCATCCACAGCTGGAACGCCAGAAGAAATTGCAGCCGGAATAGTGCCAGATTATGATAGATACATTACAAGCTTTAATCGAAATTTCCATCCACAGGAAGCAGATATATTTTGGATAGACAGAATCCCACAAATAAGCGAGGATGGAAACCTTATTTTGGACGAAAATGGAGAGCCTACAGTATTGCCAGACTACACACTAAAGAAGATTTTAGACACACAAAAAGGCAATATTGCCAGATACGGAATTTCTAAGAAGGGAAACGAAGATGGGTAAGACAATAAAGTGTACCTTATCGCAGAAATCAATCCAAAAAGCCATTGATGAAATAAAAAATTATCAAAAATCTTTAAGGAACAAAAATGAAATTTTCATAAAAAGATTATGTGAATTAGGGATTCCAGTTATTGACCAAAATATTTTGGCAGCACAAGGCGATTCTGATAAGAACCACAATACTTACATCAAAATTAACAGTTTTGGGGACTATGCAGAAGCCCATTTAATATGCGAAGGCAAAAGCATTTTATTCATTGAATTCGGCGCTGGTATTTACCACAATGGTGCAGCCGGTTCTAGCCCACATCCAAAAGGAGAAGAATTTGGTTATACAATCGGTTCTTACGGACAAGGAAAAGGAAAAAACGATTCCTGGGTATATGTATCCGATTCTGGTGAATGGGTTCGCTCTTACGGTACAGAAGCCACAATGCCAATGTATAAGGCAAGCGTGGAAATCATTCAGAATATCCGTAAAATTGCTAAAGAAGTGTTCTCTTCTTAAAGAAGATACCATAATATACTGAATTATACCAACTAATTATGTTATCATTACAGTGTTAAATTGTAGCATAAAATGCAATGCGTTCACTATGAAGGTGGGCGCATTTTTTATTGTGAGGTGACAGATATGCCAGACACAATAGAATCTCCTGTATTGGAAATTTTTTTAAGGTGGGGAGCGGCTGTTTCTAAGATTACCGGTGCAGACAATTATTCCATGGATGGGAGCGAGACAAATGCTTCTGGCAAAAAAGCATACGCACAGCTTTATATGCTTGGTAATCCAATTACAAGAGGTGACCTTGAAGGGGATGAATGCGCAACAATGCCATCATTTCAAGTAAATTGCTTCACATCTGGGAGCAAAGCATTAACCAGAGTGTATGAATTGGACAAGATAAGTCACAAAGTTATGGTGAGCATGGGATTCCGCCGCACATACGGACCGGAACCTATGTTTTTTGGTAACAGCGGAATCAAAAAGCTTGTGAGCCGATACAGCAGAATATATACAGGAACTTTATTAGATTAGGAGCAGAAATGCTTCTATTTTTTTACCCAAAAATATGAAAGGAGAACATCGAAAAATGAAAGCAGACAAACTACTTTGGCTGAAAGCAGCAGGAATTAGAGCTGTAAAAACAGTTGCTCAAACAGCGGTGGCAACCATCGGTACAGCAACTGTGATTGGCAGCGTTGATTGGAAAATGGTTTTATCCGCATCTTTGCTTTCTGGTTTTTTATCACTGCTTACATCTGTAGCAGGATTACCAGAACTGAAAACAGACAAAGAAGAGTAGAAAGGCGGTGATCCGCTATCTCCCGGCACAGGGTTACGTGCATAAAGCTTAAATTAAAGAAAGGAGCCTATCAAAATGGCAGATTTAACAACACTTGGCGTAACTTTTCATTACGGTGTTGAAACCGCTAAAGGAACGAAGCCAACTGCATTCACCTGGTTAAAAAGATGTAGTTCCATTGGTGGAATTTCTCTTGATACAGAGCAGATTGACGTATCAGCTCTTGAAGACTTCATTACACAGTACGCATCTGGTAGACAGGATACTGGTGGTACTTGGAATGTAACCTTCAATCTTAACGCTGATGTTATCACAGCATTAAAGAAGCTTATGACTGATGCTGCAACAGGAAAGTCAAAAGGATTTAGAGTTTGGTTTGAAGTTGTATTTCCAGACCTCGAAGATGCATTCTTTGTTATCGCAGACCCAGGGAAAAATATTCCATTGTCTGATATTGAACAGAATGAAGCAGCAACAATTCCGCTGTCTCTCATTATTCAAGAGTATAAAGGCCTTGATACAAAAGTTGTTTCTGACGAACTTACGCAGGCTTTAGATACCGCAAAAGCAGTAGCAGATTCCACAGGTGCAATGACACTTAACTAAAAAACATGTCGGGAGGATTATAAAATGGTAACTTTTAATGTACACGGAAAAGAGTATAAGGTTGTATTTGGATACGGACTTCTTACAAAAACAGATGTGCTTGACAAGGTACAGGGGATTACAGATGGAAAAGAGAGAAGCCTTCAGAAGATGATTTCTCTTCTCCCGGAACTGCTTCTTGCCGGACTTCAAAAGAAGCACAAGGAAGAGTTTGGGTATGAAAGTGATTCTGAAAAAGAAGCTGCTCTTGATAAAGTCTGTGACCTTTTGGATGATTACGAAGATGAAGGAACTGAGGAAAATCCAAAAAGCGGATTTGATTTATACCAACTTCTCGACAAAGAATTGGAGAAAAATGGTTTTTTATCCGGTCTGCTGAATGCAGTAGCAGAAGCACAGGCAGTGGAGAAGAATGCAACGAAGCTTCCGCAGGATCACAAAAAGAAAAATTAACTTTTCGAGAAGCTGTTTACCAAGAGATTCTTCCTTTATACCTCTCTATTGGTGTATCTAAAGAAGAATTTATGGATTCCACCCCAACAGAGTTAAAGCCTTATCTCGAAGCTGAAAAGATACGCCAAAAGAGGAAAGATGCCGAACTCTGGCAAGCGGGCATTTATGAAACATCAGCCACATTCACAGCTGTTGCAAATGCTTTAATGGGAAAAAAATCCAAAGCAGAGTATTTGAAAAAACCTTTACTGGAATCAGCAGAGGAAGAAAAGCGTAAACAGGAAGGTATACTTTCTGAAGAAGAAAAGAAAAAACAGAGAAACGCACTTTTGGCAAGCTTGCAACTCATGCAGGCAAGCTTTGAGCTTAACCATGAAAAGGGCAGGCAGGATGAATAAGTCTTGTCTGCCCTTTATTTTTTTTGTAAAAAAGGAGGGACAAATAAAATGGCTGACAATACCATTGATACCCTTGATATACAGATTAGCAGTAGTACAGAAAAAGCAGTACGTGCGCTGACTAATCTTTCAAACAAACTCACAGAAGTTAATTCCGCATTAAGCGGAGTTAATACAAACGGATTACGTAGTTGTGTAAGGGAACTTGGAAAACTAAAAGAACTTGATATAGGGAAAATGACAAGCATTGCTGATGGAATTGGAAAATTCTCAAATTCCATAAAGACAATGGGCGGAGTAGATTATAAAGGTTCTGGACTGAATGCAGTTATCAACTCAATCAACAGGCTTAGCCAGGTTGATGTTAGTGGATTTGATTCTGGGAAACTCGGAGAAATAATCACTAAATTATCAGGCTTATCGGAAATACCGGATGTATCTACCAGTGTTAATCGTTTTGTCAATTCAATGGCTAGATTAGCCAATTCCGGTGAATATATTACAAATGTATCCGCTGAATTACCTGGGCTTGGAAGAAATCTTAAATCAATCGTAGAGAGTTTTACGAGCGTTGGCGATATATCTGAACCTGTAAATAGGTTAGTTCAGTCTATTGCACAATTGGCAAGCTCTGGAAATAAAATCGGACAAACATCAAGCCAACTTGGAACACTAGCAAAGGAAGTATTATCTTTCTTTGACGTGATGAAAACTGCACCTAAAATCAGTGAAAATACAATAAGAATGACAGAAGCTTTGGCACAGTTAGCTAATGCAAGTGGAAAAATAAATAAAACCACAAATTCTCTTTCGAATTCATTTTCGAGATTATCAAATGCCACAAATGGACTTGGAAATGCAGGAAGAAAATTATCTTCCATGATTGGCTCTGCAAGCTCTGCACTAGCTAATTTTGGAAATACCGCAACTGTAACCACAAGAAAGACTGGCTCATTAACTTCGCAGCTTGCTGGATTATATGCAAAATTTTTTACTGTGACAAGAGGAATTAAAGCACTTTGGAATTCTGTAAACTCTGCATCTGATTATGTTGAAACATTGAACTATTTCAATTCTGCGTTCGATCAAGTTACTGATGGATTAGATATCAGCAAGTGGCAGAATGCAGGAGCAAAATCCGCAGAGGAATATGTGGGTTCTTTTGAAAAACGTGCAAAAGAACTGACAAAAAAAATGACCGGGTTTGAAGTATCAGATGCAGGTGATCTGACTAGAACAAAAGGCGCAAGCCTTGGACTTGACCCAAACCAAACGATGAACTATCAAGCTACATATGCTCAGATGGCATCATCTATGGGGGCAACTGCCGATGCGTCAACAAAGGTTTCGCAGGCTTTGACCGAAATCGGGGCAGACCTTGCTTCTGTAAAGAACCTTGAGTTCAACGATGTATGGAACGATATGGCATCCGGCATAACCGGAATGAGCAGGGCACTTGATAAATACGGTATTAATATTCGTGTAGCAAATTTACAACAGGAACTTTATAACCTTGGAATTGACGCTACTGTATCAAGTCTAAGTCAATCAGATAAAGCTATATTAAGAACAATTACAATATTAAATAGTTCTAAATATGCATGGGCTGATTTGGCTTCAACAATTAATCAACCAGCCAACCAGGTTCGTATGTTGAAATCTAATTTCGAAGCACTTGGTAGAAGTATCGGAACATTGTTCCTCCCTATTGTTGCAAAAGTACTTCCATATATTAACGGTCTTGTTATGGCATTGGAAAGAGCTTTTTCTTGGCTCGCAAAACTACTTGGCATTAAGCTATCGGATTATGTATCTTCAACTGGAAAAGCTTCAGTCGATATGGGAGATATTGCAGACAGCACAGATAATGCTGCATCCGGGCTCGACAATGCAAACGACAATGCGAAGAAATTACAAAAAACTCTTTCTGTTCTTTCCTTCGATGAATTGAACCAGTTGAATGATAACAAGACATCAAGTTCAAGTGGAAGCTCGGGCAGCGGGGCTCTGGGAAGTGCCCATATACCAGAACTGGACGCTGCTTTCGATAAAGCACTTTCTGATTATCAAAAAGCATGGGATCAAGCATTTGCAAATGTTGAGAATAAAGCGCAAACTGTATCTGATAAGATTATCAAGGCATTTAAACAAATCAGAAAGAATGCAAAGCCAACCACTGCCGCAATAAAGAAGCTTTATAATGAAGGTCTAAGCAGACTAGGAAATTTTTCGATTAATGCTTTGAAAAATTTGTGGAAGAATTACCTCCAGCCAATCGGTAAATGGTCATTATCAAACAACTCAGGATTTCCAAGATTCTTTAACATTACAAATGATTTGCTGACAAAAATCAACTGGTTAAAGCTCCAAACTTCTTTAGAAGGATTGTTTACTATGCTCCAAAAGCCAACACAATTTGTTTGGACGGGACTTATGGATTTTTACGAGCATTTTCTCGTTCCAGTCGGAACTTGGACGATGAACGGCGCAATTCCACAATTAGTTGATGCGTTGACCAGTTTCGGAAACAACATTCATTGGGAAGAACTTAATAAATCACTGAAAAATTTCTGGGATGCATTGGCTCCATTTGCAAAGAATGTAGGACAGGGCATTGTTGATTTCTATAAAGATTTATTAAAAGTCGGAGAGAATTTCATCAATTCAACTGTTCCTGGAGGTCTAAATTCTATCGCAGAAGCAATAAAAAATATAAGTCCCGAAACAGCACAAGCTATAGGAAAGAGTCTCGGCCAAATTTCTTTGGCGATTCTAGGATTCAAAGGATTAACCTTTATTGGTGGAATCATTGGAAAAGACAGCCCATTAGGAAAAGGACTTTCTTTACTGGCAAAACATCCTTATGCGTCAATGGCACTTGGCATCGGTGGAATCGTACTTGCGCTTGATAATTTCGGAGTTATTGATGTTGACTGGGAGTGGATTTGGAGCAGTATTGACCGTGTAAAAACCTCAATACAGAATTTTATTGATAAGGTTGATTGGAATGCTGTTGGAACTGCTATTGGAAATTTATGGTCTGCATTCCAACCATTTGCAGAGGGATTTGCAGATGCGTTGATTACCGGGCTTGAAGGAATAATTAATATCGGAGCGGATTTAATTAACGGTATTGCAAATGCAATTAATTGGCTGGCTGAAAAATTAAGTGGAATTGATCCAGAATTTATAAAACAAGTTGGTGCTGCATTCGGAACATTGTTTGCGATCAAAATAGCCAAAGATATTGCCACCGAAATCTTTTCCTTTGCTAGCGGAATCGGTTCATTAGCTTCAAAACTTTTAAATTTCCCACTTGATACCGCATCTTCTCTTCCCACTATCATCGGTGATATTGGTGGAGCAGCGGAAACGGCTGGAAATGGCGGGTTTACTACACTTGCAGAAAAGATAAAAAATCTCGGTGATGTCGCACAAACAGCTGGTGGACAATTCCAAGGATTTTGGGGATACGCAACTAATTTAGGCGCGACTGCATTTGTCGTGGAAGGCCTTGGACAGGTAAAAAAAGCTATGGACTTTAAAGACTCCACAGCTGACGCATTCAACGATTTTGAAGTTGTTAGAAAAGCATTGAAAATCATCGAAGAACAAACTGGAATCTCTGGCGATAAACTTATCGGACTCGGCGGTGATTTAAAAAATGTGAAAGACAATGCATTTGATTTTGATGGACAGCTCCAAACCGTAGAAACATCACTTGAAAATCTTGGAATTTCTTCCGATACATTTAAGCAAGCATTAAAACAGGCAATGGAGGAATCCGATACCGCCACAAATTCTCATGTAAGTAATATTAATGAATATATCGGTACGATGGGGACAGAATTTGATAATGCGAAATCTGCATTAGAAAGACTTTCAAATCAAGCGGTAATCACTCCAACGCAGTTTGATGAATTAAGTACTGTCCTTCAGCAACAAGAATCATCTGGTGCAACAGCTAGAGCTGCATTCCAAGCCTTGATGGATAAAATGGCAGAGATGGGAATTGACACAGGAAAAGTTATTAAAGCTTTTTCAGAAGATGTTCCAAAAGCTTCATCAACAATGAGCAAATCAGTGGAAACAGCTACGAAATCCATTTCTTCAAAATCTAAGACTGGTTTTGGAATAGCCAGTGCAGCTGTAAGCACGGCAATGGCTGGAATGAAAAAAAGCACAGAAAGCACAATGCCTTCCATTTGGTCGAAGATAAAGAACACGAATGATGATGTTGAAACCAATTCTAAAACAAATTGGGGAAATTCTGCAAGTGCTGTATCGACAGCCCTCGGAACCATGGACACTGATACAAGAAATGTAATGGGTAAGGTTATGACAACCATTCAAAGTTATTGGTCTTCCGTTTTGATCAATACAAACCAGATTTGGGAAAAGGCTTCTGGCAAGGTTGATACAGAAACCGAAAACATGAAGACTTATACAGAATCTAACTTATCTGGTATTTCAGATTATATCACAAGTCTGTTCAAAAATGATTTAACATCAATGGGTAGGGAAACTGCACAATCTTTCGCCAATGGTATGAAACAAGTTCATCTACCAACATTAACATATCGAATCTCTGAATGGAGAAAGCATAACCTCGGAAACGGAAAAACCAGTTCTACACCAGTTTATAAGCCTAATTGGTACGCCAAAGGTGGTCTTTTCAACGGCGCACAGGTAATCGGTATCGGTGAAGCCGGTTCTGAAGCCGTCCTTCCGCTGGAAAATCCACGAACCATGAAGAAGATTGCAGACAGCATTGTTTCCAGTTCGGACGGAAGCATGGGACTTACAAAAGAAGAAATGGCAAAAGCAGTAGCCCAGGGAGTTGCAATGGCAATGAGTATGAACAGCGGAAACAAGAATCCGCAGTACATTATGAACAGCATTATTCTGGACGGAAGCGAGATTGCGAAAGCAGTAACAAAAGCCCAGAATGATACGGATAGTCGTTTCAAACCATCCCCGGCATATTGATTTTTGACTGATTGTGTGGTATAATTTCTTCAATGAAGAAGTACACACGGTCTTGATTTTTGAGCCGCTAAGAAGAAATTAATATTTCTCGATTTTGAGGAATTTTTTGTCTTACTTGGCGGCTCTTTTTTATTTTAACCGTTAATTTTGGTAAAACCAACAGGCTAGACCGATCATCGAAAAGCGGAAATGCCTTGCCGCCTGCCTGTTGATTTACATACAGTTCAAGGCACTCTTTTATACGAAAGGCAGGTATCAATCTATGGCAAGAAAACCACTTAGCAAGAAAATCAGATTTGAAGTATTCAAAAGAGACAAATTCACATGTCAATACTGTGGAAGAATGTCACCAGACGTAATTTTGGAAGTAGACCATATTGAGCCAGTAGCAGAGGGCGGGGATAATGAGATTACAAATTTAATTACTTCGTGCCGCGACTGCAATAGAGGGAAGGGCAAAACTAGAATTTTAGATTCCAAAGCAATATCGTTTCAACAGGAAGCATTAAAAGATCTTGCAGAGAAAAAAGAACAGTTGGAAATGATTGCTGAATGGAAGAAAGAGCTACTTGATTATGATAATATGGCAGTAAACATGCTAACGGAATATTTTGAACAATTGACAGGGTGTGATGTAAACGATAACGGACGTAAGGAAATAGGAATATGGTTAAAAAGATTTTCAGCAGATAAAATTATGGAAGCAATGGAAAAATCTGTAAAATCATATTGTAAAGAATTTTCGTACGATGAAATTGTAATGGCATTTTCAAAAATACCAGGAGTGTGTATTAATCACTCAAAGGGGGATAATAAGTCAAAGTATTATTTTAATTATATAAAAAAAAGTTTTAACATCACGAGGAATAGAGTTCAATCCGAAACTTTTAAAATATTATGTTGAAACATATTTGATTACAGAAGAAGATTTTGCAGCGGAAAAGAAAAGTAAACGGTATTTAAAAATATTTGTTTCATATCTACACCCCAGATTTGATAAAGATAAATTTGCTCAAAACTATATGATGGATAAATGCTTTGTTGGGATCGCTGATATTGACGGAGAAAAGAGCATAGAAAATCTTAAATATGGGCTTGATTTAGAAAACAAAGGTTATTTCTTTTCAGATAGATACTCTCCGAAAAATAGAGTTAGTTTGATTCCTTATCTCAATGGCTTTACAGAACTGTTAAGAGAATATTATAGAGAATATTATCAAACATATAATGAGCCTCATCCTGTTTTAACTACCGAACAGGGATTAAGGCTTTTAAATCATTATGCGTCAAATAAATATTGGGCGAACTGTGTTACAAAAGAAGACTATTGTAATATGTTTTCAATGCTTAAATTGAGTAAAGAATATGGTTGGAAGGAGCAAATGCCAGAAGCTATGTTTACAAGTGGTGGTACTATTTGTGACGAGAAAATTGCAGAATATGAAAGCGAGGAAAGAAAAAAGCATGATTTTCGACCTTAATGTTTTGCTGTGTAAAAACTGTAACATTACAGTAACGTTACAGTAACGGTATAGAATAAGAAATAGAAATAGAATTAGATTAAGATATAGATTTAGATTAAGAAAAAGAGAAAGAATTATATTTTGAATAATATCTAACGATATTATTATGTCAGATAAATCTGACGCAGAATGGGACAGGGAGGACACACTATGATATTTTGGCTATCAGTAATCATTTTTGCGGTCGGCGTTGTTATTCTGATTGCAAATAGAATAGGCGAATCTTTAAGCTACGAATATGAGTATTCAAATGTGAGTGGATTTATATTGTCTTTTGGTGTGGTAATTTCTTTCATCAGTGTAGTATGGTTCCTGGTAGCTGGATTGATTTTACTACTTACTCAAACCAATATTACCGCCACCAGACAGGCAAATGCCGAGAAATACAAAGCATTGACTTACAAGCTGGAAAGTGAAGCTTGCCGAGATCAATTCGGACTTCTCAACAAAGAAATTATTGACGAGGTACAGAGATGGAATGTAAAAGTAACTTACTACAAAGCAATGGAGGATAACTTCTGGATTGGAATTTATTATCCAGATGTGTACGGTGATCTTGGAACGATTGATTATGAGACATATGAGGGTAATTAATTGACATGATAAAATAATCAAATCCGTTTCAAAACCTCTCACCCGATAAAATATAGGCACAAGCCAAGAAAATTGAATTTTGATAAAAGAAATTAATTAATTGTGGAGAAAGGAAACAAAGAAAATGAACAGACCATTATTTAAGCCAGGGGATATTGTGCAGCACTTTAAGCGAGAAACTATCGAGAATCCGCGTGATAATGAATACCTGTATGAGGTTGTTGGTTTTGCTAGGCATACGGAAACAGGAGAAGACCTAGTGATATACAAAGCCCTGTATGGCAGTAAGCAATTATACGCCAGACCGAAAAATATGTTTTACAGTGAGGTAGATCGTGAAAAATATCCAAATGTGAAACAGAAATATAGGCTCGAGAAATATCATGGAGTGTTGTACGTATAATGGATTTCAAGCAGACTTACTTTTCCATCTGGCAAGATATATGGAATCTTCACAAGAAGTACGCTTTTATCTCAAAGGATGATATTCCACAGTGGGAAAATCTCACCGTGGAAGCAATGCAAATTCACGATAAATACGCTGATTCTTTCGGAGCAAAATTTGCCGAAGCTCTTTTGTTTGCTGTGACTGTGGAAATTGATAGAAAAGCGAAATAGGACTTCCAGAATGCGTCCCAAGGTGGTACAATATGGGTATCATACTAAGGAGGGGGATATTTATGGCACTGATTAAATGTCCAGAATGCGGCAAGGAAATAAGTGATAAAGCGGCAAGTTGCCCGAACTGTGGATTCCCGATAACACAGAGAAATGTAACACAGGAATCGCCACAGAAGCAAAAGGAATACGACATTGAGATGTTAGATTCCATGAGAATCAAGGCTTCAAAAGCGAATATCGAGGTTTACTACAAAGGAAATTTGTTACTTGAAGCGAATCCTATGGATTTTGTATTGAATTATGATAAGGAAGAACCAGATGATTTAGGGAGAGTACAGTTGAAAGTTGCTTTTTCAATTCCGAAATATGCAAATCCTTTCAAAATTTGCTTATCAACAGGTTCTTCCGCATATGAACAGACAAAGGAATTTACAACAGAGATTGCGGAGCGGTATTTCAAGAAACAGTATGTTGTTGAATGGTATATGCTAGACAAGAGTGTAATGGATAATTGCGACAGGGGCGAAGCAAACAAGACCAGAACAACTATTGAGAATATCGAAAAACCTAAAACATATTCTGCACCAGAACCACAGTACACGCCACAGCCGACAGCTACCAAGAAAAAGAAAAAAGGGGGATGCGCAAACTATTTTGGTTTTATCTGCCTTGTGTTTATTCTAATTGGCTGGTATTCATCTAAAACAGAGAAAACAGCAGATACATCCAAAACACAGACGGAAAAATCCAGTAGTTACGAAAGAAAAGCAACTCCTACAGTAGAAGAGAAAAAACAGAATGTGGCTCCAATTACTTTTGATGATGAATTACAAACATTTAATTCTGGTGAATATTCTTATATCACTGACAGCGATTTATATAAATATGCAGTCAATATGAGCGGAGCTAAAATTTATACTGTATCAACAATAAGTGAGATTAAAGACAATAAGGTGCAAGTTACTATTGGTGATAAATATATGATGAGTAATTTTAATGTATCTGATAGTAAATTGTATGCAAAATATGAAAGCGGTCTTAAAGATGATGATGTGGTTGCTATTCTTGGAACAGTATCAAATGTAGATTCATGGGGATTTATGGGAGATTCCATAAATTTAGAGAATTGTATGGTATTCGCCAAAGGAGATGAAGCTAAAAACTACAAAAAGAATGCTTCAGATGATAGTTTATCACAGTATTTTGTAGTGACAGAAGAAGTTGCTAATTCAAAAGAAGTTTCAGAGGACGAATACAAGGCACTTTGCCAAACATTGGACTATAATGATATATTGAGAAACCCTGACAGTTACGATAAAAAACATTGTATTGTCTCTGGAACAATAGATCAGTCATTAGAAGGAATATTCGGTGGATATACGTTGTATATTGTTGACGGAAACGGTAATAAATGGGATTGTTCATATAGCTATGAGGATGGCGAAACACATTACCTAGAAGGAGATTGGGTAACCGTATACGGAACTTGTAGCGGAACATTAAATTCTACAACACTTCTTGGGAAACAAGTTACATTGCCAAGTATAGATGTTGAATACATTAACTGATAAGATTAGGGCTAGGGATTTCTCCCTAGCCTTTTTTCTTTCATAATCCATTCGTAGAGCCATTTCCATAAATTTGGGATTCTTCATCCTTTTTATTATCAGAAAGTACATTGTCAGCTTCTTCCAACAGTTCATCGCCTTTAAGCCAAGCATATGATATATATACGCTGGTTTCATCACCGTAATCGTAGGATTTAAGTGCTACGGAAGTATCATTTGCTCCATACCAAGAAGTATATTGTTCTTTAGTTCCGAAAGGAGAGGTATAATTGGATGTATCACTTGGCTCTCCATAAATTTCTGACAGCTTGCTCGAAAGATCAGAATACATTAAATCTAAATCTTGCGGTTTTTCAAATTCATATTGTGCTCCGTACAAAACCGTATTTTCTTCGTCAAAGGAAATTTCGTTTTCTACTGAATAAGTATAATAAAGATTCATGGAATATATTGGATATCCAGCAACGTCAATGTTGGGAGAAACAAACGGAGATGCGCAAAAGCAAATCGCTCCATCATAATCGTTATCATCACCATATTCTACACCATTTAATACATTTTCAACAGTTTCGGCGCTTAACCCTTCCATTGTTGAGCCATATAAGTCTGCTTCTGGTATAAAAGTACATGTATCATTAAAATTTGTTCCCCATGGAATATCCCTAAAAAGAATTTCTTTATCTGTTTGAGCTGATACAGGAATAACACTTGAAAAAATAGACGATAAAGCCAAAATCATAAAAAATTTTCTTTTCATTTAAAATCCCCCTCTTTAATGTGATACACATATTTTACCACTCCAAAATGAATAGTGGAATAGGAAATTTGAAAAAAGTTAAAATAATGCTTGACAGGATTGTTGCTACACACTATAATAGGATTGTAGCAACAAAGAAAGAGAGGTGATATAAATGGCTGCTATGAAAATCGGAACAAAATTAACTGACAATCCAAAAGACTATATGTTAAGGACAAGATTAGACAAGAAAACTCTTCAAAAACTGGATGCTGTTGCACTTGAAAAGGCTACTACAAGGTCTGAAATTGTGAGAATTGGGATTGAAATGCAGTATGATAAAATGTTCCAGAGTGATAAAAAATAAGAGATTCCCGACCGACCAAAGTTAAGAATCTCTTAAATGCTTCTGCCACCAAATAGGAGGCTATACAAATTATAACACTGTATACCTCCTGTTTGCAAATAAAAAATTAAAATTTCACAGGAGGATTTTTATATATGAACGAAATCACAATTAACACAGCAAGCCAGACACCTATCGAAATCGCACTTGGTATTGATGAAGAGGGTATGACTACTGCTAGAAAATTGTATTCATTTTTAGAGCTTGCACAAGGACAGTTTTCAAGATGGTGCAGAAGAAATATTATTGAAAATGATTTTGCAATGGAGAATGAAGATTATGTGCGACTCGACATTAATGTCGAGACACCGACAGGTGGCGTTATTCAAAGAGAAGATTATAAACTCTCTGCCAGCTTCGCAAAGAAACTTTCTATGCAATCAAAGAGTGCCAAAGGTGAACAAGCCAGACAATATTTTCTCAAAGTAGAGGACAAATTAAAAGAAACAGTTCGCCACCCAGTACCCATGACCATCTCCGAACAGATTCAGCTTCTAGCACAGGGAAACGTAGAACTGAATAAGCGGATTGACGATATTCAGACAGAGTTTGAGACTTTGAAAATGAATTTACCGATTCTCCCGATTGAAGCGGAGAAAATCACGGAAGCCGTAAAGAGAAAAGGAACACTGGTACTTGGTGGCAAGGAATCCAATGCTTACAATAGCCGTTCCATTCGCCAGAAGGTTTACAGTAACATTCATTCCAACCTGCGCTACCAGTTCCAGGTCAAAAGCTACAAGGCAATTAAGAGAAGCCAGGTAGAACAGGCAGTCAAGATTATTGGAGAATACAAACCGCCAGTTTTCTTGAAGAATGAGATTGATACAGAAAATGCACAGCAGAGATTCTTTTAATTAGATTTTTACAGGGATACACAGGAGGAAAATAAAATGACAAATGCTGAATTACAGAAAACAATTGACGAACTGAACGCAGATAACAACGAGTGCTTAGTGCTTCTGGACGAGTATATGTACCGCCAGAGAATCATTGAAAATCTTATCAATTTGAAAGACCTGTCAAAATTAAAGGGAATGTATCTCTTTACCAAACAGTTAATCGGGGAAGCGTGATTGTATGGCAAACAGAATCCAGTTCAATGACTTTCAGAAAAAGAGTGTGTACGCCAAATGCAACGGAAAATGTGCAATATGCGGTAAACCTGTCAAATTCAAGAAAATGACAATCGACCACATTACACCGCTGTCCCGGGGCGGCACCAATGATATTAAGAATCTGCAACTTGCGTGTAAGCGCTGCAACAGCATGAAGAGCAACATGACAATGGATGATATGATGGGGCAGATTTCCGAGATTTTGAAGTATAACCGCAAACAGAAGTTGATTAGAGTGTTGGGAGGAATTGTGGAATGATTGACTATAAAGAAGAAATCAAGAAACTTTTGGAAAAAGTAGATGATTATTATGATCTCAAAAGAACATATAAGTTGCTCGAATACCTGTACTTAGAGGAAGTTTTAAAAACAGTGAAATGATACTAAAGTATACTGAATGATACTTTCACCGTATGCTATAATATACAATCATAATAAGCAAATTTAGAGCGTTTACCTTTCGGGGTAGGCGCTTTTTTCGTGTGTAAAAATACATGAGGGTTAGCATATGGCAGAAGCATTTTTAAAAGTGGATGGGGTAGCAATGCCCTGTCCTTCTTCTTTTACATGGGGATTACAGGATATATCAGCATCAGAATCTGGCAGAACTGACGATACAACCATGCATAAAAACAGAGTTGGACAGAAACGAAAGCTGTCTGTAGGTTGGAATGGCCCAGACTGGGACACTGCTTGCAAAATTATACAGGCAGTAAATCCAGAGTACATACAGGTCACATATCCAGACTTGCTATCTGCAAATAAACACGAAACCAGAACATTTTATGTTGGGGACAGGGAATCACCCTTTAAATGCTGGTGGATAGGAAATGAGCGCATGGAAGGACTTAAATTTGATTTTATCGAGAGGTAAGATATGCGAAATTTATCAACGGAATTTAAAGAACAACAGAATAGTGGGAACCGTAACTATCTGAAATATGCAGATTTTACCTTTACGGACGGAAGCACATTATCCATTACCGACAAAGATTTATGGTCTAATGGCTTCAAATTTGAGGATGCAGTATCGCAAAGTGGTTCTTTTGATATCGGCGCAGCTATCGTAAATAAGCTGACATTGCAGATCAACAACTTTTCTGGAAAGTACACAGATTACATCTGGGATGGAGCAAGGGTTGTTTGCTATATTGGACTTGAATTATCTACTGGTATTGAAAAAATCCGTATCTGTACTATGACGGTAACAGATGCTCCATATCAAAGCACTGCAATTATCAGCCTAACCTGTGAAGATTCCATGCGATTATTTGATCGTGATTATTCAGAAAGTAAGCTGTCCTATCCGGCAACCAGATTACAGATCATCCAGGATGCTTGCGAGGTGTGCGGAGTAACACTTCAATCTACAAGGTTTGATAATGATGATTTGATAATACAGAATCGACCAGACGATAGCAGTATTACTTTCAGACAGGTAATTGCATGGGTAGCACAGATGGGCTGCCAGTGGGCGAAATGTGACGAATATGGTCGCTTATGCTTTGGATGGTATGAACGTGAAGTCCCGGATAATTTTTATGATTTGGTGGAAACTCCATGGAAAGATGTAGAAGGTAACGACATATTAGATACCACTGGTGAACAAATCATTACTATCATGCAGACTGGGATTACAACAATTCAAACAAACGGATTTACTCCATGGCTGTATGATCTTGAAATAACAGGTATAAAAGTTACAGAATACGTTGAAAATTCTTCTCAAAATGAAGCGAAAACATATCAGTCGGGAAAATCCGGCTACGTTATCGAAATAAGTGATAATAAGCTAATTCAAGAGGGAACAGGAGAAGCAATCTGCAAGATTATTTCAGACAGATGTGTTGGAATGAAATTCAGACCGTTTTCTACTGGTGCTTTAACAAATATTGCATGGGAAGCTGGTGACACCATTGCGATTTCCGATAGAAACGGAAAACAGTATAAGAGCTACCTAACTTCTGTTACTTTGAATCCAGGCGCATTTGAGCAACTTGAATGCAGTGCTAAGAGTGCATCCAGGAATAAGCAGAAACAGTATACACTTAACCAACAGGTGCAAGCTGAAAACAAAAAGAACTTAAAAGATGAACGTACCGCCAGAGAAAAGGCACTGGAAGAATTATCACAACGCCTTGCGGAATCTTCTGGAACATACACGACAGTAGAAACACAGCCGGACGGAAGCAAAATCTATTATCTTCATAATAAGCCACAGTTGTCCGATTCCGATATTGTATGGAAAATGACTGCGGAAGCGTGGGCTGTTTCTACAGATGGTGGACAACATTGGAATGGCGGTATGACTGTTGATGGTGATGTGATTGCCAGAATCCTTACGGCTACAGGTGTTAATGCAGATTGGATTAATACGGGAACCATTAAGGCTATTGATAAAGATGGAAACATAACTTTCCTGGTTGATGTAACAACAGGAAGGGTTGTTATTAATGCGGATTCCGTACAAGTCAAGGGAAAAGATGTTAATGCGATTGCAAAGGAAAAAGCAGAAACAGAAGTAAATAATTTTATAAGCAATACATACACAACTGATATCAATAATTTGCAGTCTCAAATCGACGGACAGATTGAGACTTTTTTTTATGACTATGAACCGACCTTGCAGAATATCCCGGCTTCCGAGTGGACTACCAACGAAGAACGAAAGAAACATGAGGGTGACTTGTTTTACTGGAAGTCCAAAGGATATGCTTACCGATTTATGCAAGATGGGTCAACATGGAAGTGGCAATTGGTGCAAGACACCGATATAACGTTAGCACTTGCCGCCGCAGAAAGAGCACAGGACACAGCAGATCATAAGCGGCGCGTATTCGTAGTTCAGCCAGAACCACCATATGATATTGGCGATCTCTGGTCGCAAGGTACAAACGGAGACCTTATGAGATGTAAGGTTGCCAGAGCAAGCGGTTCTTATTCAGCAGACGATTGGCAAAGGGCAAGTAAATATACAGATGATTCTACTTTCAATACTTTCCTGGATGGTGTTTTCAAAGATACAATAAACAATCTTAAAACACAAATTGATGGAAAAATTGAAACCTGGTATCAACCAAACGACCCTTCTATTAAATGGACAAAAACAGAGGAACAGCCTTGGCTTGATGCGAATGGAAACAAGATTTTGGACACCAGTGGAAATGAAATTGTTCTAGTGTGGGAATCGGAAAAAGTAGAGCATGAAGGAGACCTCTGGCACAATACCACGGATAATACCCAGTGGATATACAATTCTGGTGTATGGAAGCCACAATCCATTCCAGATGCACTTTTAGATAAAGTGGATGGAAAATCTTCTGTTTACACGGTTCAGCCAACGCCACCGTATTATTCTGGGGATTTATGGATGACTACGGATAGTGATGGAAAAGCTTCACTCAAAGTCACACAAGTAAATCGCCTTGATGGTGCATTTAACGATAATGATTGGATTGATTTCAAGTATGCGGACAAAGACGATATCAAAAACGCAATTGATAATTACGATACCAGTCTTGGACAGGACGAAGTGTTCAATAAACTCACAAAAGGCGGAACGGAACAGGGAATCTATATTCAAGATGGAAAAGTATATATCAATGCAAAATACATTTTAGCTGGATTGCTTGCCGGTGAGAGAATTAATGGTCGTGGGCTAAAAGTCATTAATGATGACAAGAACGTAACCTTAGAAATCGACAGCAAAGGAAACGTCATCCTAGCTCCAAAAACTTTTTCCTTACAAGGCAAAACAGTAAAGGAAATTGCAGATTCTTCTGCCAGCACCGCAGTTTCTGGACAGACACAAGCCGATATTTTCAACAAACTCACCAATGGCGGCAAGGCACAGGGGATTTACTTGGATGAAAACGGAAATGTCTATGTAAACGGAGAATACGTGCAAGCCAAAGGTATTAAGGTTGTTGATAGCAATGGAAAGACCACTTTTGCTATTGACAAAACTACTGGTGCAGTAACAATAGCAGCTTCACAGTTTACATTAGGAGATAAAAGCGTTACTGATATAGCACAGGAAGAAGCTATAAAACAAGTCCAAGATATTACATCGGACAATATTATTAAAGGCTATTATCTAACAGAACAAAATGTTAAAGATTATTGGTCTACACAGAGTGCATATACATATGAGTATGGAGTTCAGGATGTAGATGGCGGCAAAAATGCAATTAAAATAAACGGAACTGGAGCACAATTTGGAACGAAAAATTATAAGCCAATAAAAGTTACTGGAAATTATACTTTTTCGTTTTGGATAAAAACTAGTGTTGCAACACAAGTATATGTGTATCTTGGAAGTAAAACAATATTAAATGCTAAAACTACAACTGAATGGCAAAGACTGCAAGTAACAACAACTTTATCTAGCTTACCAAATGATAGTTTAAACAGTTTGAGAATCTTGACATCATCAGTTGGGTCTAGCGTAAAATATGATACTTATATTTATATGCCAAAACTTGAATACGCTTACACAAATGAGCAAGTGTTCAATATGCTTACAAACAACGGTGCAATAAAGGGCATGTACATGGAAAATGGAGAATTGTATTTTTCATTCACCTATGCACATGGAGGTACATTGAAACTTGGCGGTTCAAATAACGGAAATGGGTTACTTTCCATTCTGAATGCAAGTGGCACACAGGTTGGATATATTGACAATACAGGTGTTCATTTTAACCAAGGCGAATTTTCTGGAAGCGTAAAGTCGCTAACTGGGGAAATTGGAAACTGGCAGATTGATAAAACAAATGGAAAATTAACCTCTGCAAACGGTGCCATTGTACTTGATGCGAAAAACAACATGGTAACCATAAATGGCGTTGATCTAAAAGCAAATGGAAGCGGATTTGTAATTGATGGCGGCATAAAAATCAGAAATCCACTAAGCGGTTTCGGTGATGCTACGAATTTTTTCTGTCTTGAAAATATGGGAAATATTACAGACGGAACACACTTGGGTATTAATTCAGATGGAATGGTTATTAAAGTCCCATCATCTTCTTGGCGTTATAAGTCAATTCGGACAACAGTTAAAGAAGAAGAGCTGGAAGAACTATATAGGACAAAGGTTGTTTGGGCAAAGTATAAAGAAGGATATCTCGATAAAAACGACAGCAGATATGACAAGTTAATGCCTATGTTCCTTGCAGAGGACATGGAAAGACGTTTCCCAATTGCAGTAAACCATTTGCCAGATGGGAAGCCCGAGGATTGGAATTACAGAATTATGATTCCATCCATGTTCGCTATGATAAAATTCAATCACGAGAAAATCAAGGAACTCAAATGCGAGAATGAAAAATTGAAATCTGAATTAAAAAGCATTAAAGAAGAACTTGCAGAAATCAAAAAATTGTTAAACAAATCAATATAAAGAGGGTGAGAAATCATCCTCTTTTTTATGAATCAAATATTAAAACAAACCTATAATTAAAGGAGGGCAACCACATGCCAAAATGGACTGAATACACAACAAAAGATACGTTAGCGGATAATGACGAAGTAATGCTGTATGACGCAACTACGAGAGCGAACAAGCGCGGATTAATGAGCAAGTTTTGGGATTATGTCGTGGATAAAATGTCAACGGCTGTTATCAGTAAATTGGAAACGGAAAACAAGACAGTTATCGGGGCACTTAACTATTTATATGGCAACTCAAAAACAAAGATTTCCACAATACAAACCGAATACGGATATCTTTACCTAAAAAGGACTATAAATACGGTAGGTGTATACGGCGCATTTGAAAACTTACCGCTTAATACGGAACGAATTGAAATAACAAAAGATTTTAAAGATTTTAACCCTAATTATTCTTACGCAGTTGTAGATGTAAAAAGTGGTGCAGGTCCCTTTGATACTGTTGGCTCCCTATGGTTATATCCCAACGGACAAACAATGCAATTATATAAGCCTGCGAATCTTTCAAGAGCTTATATCACAGGAAATTATGTCATACAGGCATAATTATTAATATGTACAGTTAATTACTCCTAAGCTCTTACAAGAGGTATGCAAATCAGTAAGCTGGATTTTGGTGCAAATCCTGTAAAACTAACTGTAAAAGGATTTCCTTTTGTAATTGAAGCTTCAATAGAGCTGTTACTTCCAAGTATAAGTCTTTGTACACTTGCATAAGTTACGCCTCCACTAGCGATATACAAGGAAGGTGTTTTGATAAACGTACTGTATCCACGATCTCCGATAAATATTAAGTATGATATTTCGTTATCGGATTTTGCTCCACCTTTTAATGTTAAATCATATGAACTGAGTGGATTATTATCGTCCCCAAGATTTTTGTAAAAAGTATTATGGCTTCCAAGATTGCCATATAAATAGTTAGCGAAAAATAATTAAAATCGCAAAAACTCTATTTTATGTGTTAGAGAGCTGCGGAAATTATAGCCTCCTTATCACGGTACAGCTATATTTGTGGTAAGGAGGCAATGTCATTATGACAGAGAATTTAATCATGGTAGGTATATTGTATAAAAAGTTTATGTTAAAGAGCATCCCAAATGGGGTGATTTTTATTATGCACTTTTTTTAACCTCAAAAACGAAAGGAGAACATACATGAATATCAATACCTCATTAATCAGCAACAACAACAGCTACGCCGGACAGACACCTCTGTATATTGTCATCCACAATACGGATAATACCGCAGCTACAGCAGATGCCAAGGCACACGCCACCGCACAGCATAATGGCAATTTTCATGGCTATTCAGCCCATGTATTCGTGGACGATAAGTCAGCATACCAAGCATTGCCGTACAATCGCGGGGCATGGCATGTTGGGGTAAATTACGGCGGTAAGCTTTTTGGAACTGTAAACAATCACAACTCTATTGGAATTGAAATGTGCATGAATGCCGGATATAACTACGAAAAAGCATTCCAAAATACCGTTGATGTATGTAAGCAGCTTATGAAAAAATACGGAATCCCAGCAAGCCGAGTAGTGCAGCACTACGATGTGTGCGCTAAGAATTGTCCTTCCGTTATCCGTGGAAAGGGTGACTGGGCGAGATTTAAGAATCTCATTTCCAGTGAAACCGTGACAGCGCCAACCACAAAACCGACAGCAAAGGTTGACAAGTATTACCGTGTTCGTAAGACATGGAAGGACTCCAAGAGCCAGATCGGGGCATACAAGTCGCTGAAAAATGCAAAGAAAGCTTGCAAAGCCGGTTATTCTGTTTTTGATTGGAATGGAAAAGCTGTGTATTCCGTGACTGCAAAGAAAAGTGTAGCCAAGGTAGCAAAAGAGGTAATTAACGGCGAGTGGGGGAACGGACAAGATAGACGAGACCGCCTGGAAGCTGCCGGCTACAACTACGCAGAAGTGCAGAAAAAAGTCAACGAATTACTGAAATAATAACACTCCCGGGGTTTTCCCGGGAGCTACTTAAAAATAGTATATTCTTCAAATTCGTTTCTTATTTTTGCAAAGTCTTTTCTTCTGATTGGCACCGTAGTCCCAGAAAACATAAGGAACGAATCGTTTATTTCTTTTACCTCGTCCATGTTTATTATGTAGCTCTGGTGACATCTCAAAAATCTGGAATCTAGTAATTCTTCAATATCGGATAGTTTACATCGTTCCGTATAAACTATACCGCAAGTGCAGTGAATAATGATGTATTTGTTTCGACTCTCAATATATTCGATATTTTGAAATTCCACCCGATGAATAAAGTCTTTTCCTTTTATCATAAGAGTGCTTTTGCTGATATGTTCCAGAGCATGATTGAAAGCAGTATACATTCTACCATTTTCAGATCCTTTTATAATATAGTGAATTGGGAGTAAATCAAGAGCTTCAAAAACATACTCTTTGTGGGCTGTCCAGAAAATAATATTTCCATCATAGCCATTTAATCTCAATTCCTTTGCAACTTCAATTCCATTTTCTTCTCTCAAAACGATATCCAAAACTACAATATCATACCATTCGCCATCTGCCACATCATCAATAAGTGGCTGTCCTTTATCATACGGAGTAATCAATGCTTTTATATCACCATTTCGTTTGAGAAAATTATTAATCCGATGCATAAATATACCAATCTGGATTTCGTTATCATCACATATTGCAATTCGCATTCAAATCATCCCTTTTCATGTAAAATTCGCCACCAGAGGTGCTAATTTCGCCATTTCCTGTGTAATTGTATATTTTTTGATACAATATTATCGTACCACATAAGAAAGATAGTGTAAAGAGGCTGGATAATGGAAAGACGCAAGAAGATAACGATTATCTTAATATTGATGTTTGTGCATGTGTTTATTGGGATTCATATGTATTTCAGCCCAGAGCGTAGTATTATCTTTGGGAGGGTTAAAACTATCGCAAAAATGGTGACGGAAATCAAAAGCAATCCAAATGAGCACAAAAAATCCCTCGATTCCAGAAGCCCAGCCTCTTTATTTCTATCTACATATATAACGAATGAAAAGTACCAAAATCACAATATCTATACTGAAAAAATCATAATTTGCAATAATATCGAGGAAAAGCAACTTGCCAGAAAGGATTTAAGCGGAGATGATTCCGTTCCGTTATATGGTTATGAAAACATGATATAATTTAATAAGTAAGAACATATGTTTGTGGCGTTGGGAGGGGTTTACGTGGATTACAAGAAAGAAATTATTGAGATGCTTGAAAATATACATAGCGAAAAGTTTATGAAGTTTTTGTATAACATGATTATTTCATTTAAAAAACAATGGGGCTATTAAAAAAAGCAGGGAGATTAATCCCTGCTCTTTTTGTAAAGAAATTCAATCATGTCGAAAACACTCTTTTTATCAGTGTCACTCAGTTCAAGCAACAGCTTAACATGTTCTACAGATATTGTGTCAGTCATAAGTTTTGGGATAAAATCTGTTTCGGTTTCTAAATTATCTTCCCATCCCATCAAATATGCTGGAGTAGTGCAGAGCGCATCCGCCAATGGCTTTGCATATTCTGCTGGTACCTTGTCAATATCTCCTTTTTCATATCTAAATATAGTAGATCTTGATACGCCCAACTTTTCAGCAAGTTCATCAGCGCTCATACCAAGCTGTTTTCTTCTCTTTTTTATTTGTTCGCCAGTTTTCGACATTTTGTACACCTCCTTTCTGAAATATATAATATCATCAATGTTGCGAAAATGCAACAAAAATAATTGCAAAAATGCGAATTTTTATATTGACAAATGCGACTGCAAGAGGTAATATATAATCACAAAGTCGCATTAATGCTACTAGAAAGGAGGCAACGCTTGTGGTTGTAAATATAGCAAGGCTTAAAGGTAAAATTGTTGAACATGGAAATACACAAGAAGCTGTTGCAAGCGCAATTGGTATGGATAGAAGCACTTTTTACCGTAAGCTGAAAGATGGCGGCGAAAAGTTTACAATTGGTGAAATTCACGGAATTGTAAGCGCAGTTCCATTAAGTAGGGAAGAAGCAATAGATATTTTTTTTACACAGTAGTCGCAATAATGCGACAGGAGGTATTAATGTTAATTCATTTAAAAAAAGCTCTTGATGATAAAGGAATTACAATCAGAGCGTTTGCAAAGGTTCTTGGTGTTGATGAAAGGACTATTCAGAACAAGATAAAGGGGAAAACACCTTTTACTTATCCAGAAGCAGTCCTTTCTAAAAAAGAGCTTTTCCCAGAATATGATCTGGAATATCTGTTTAAAGAAGAATAGCAAAAAACTGACAGGAGTGCTGTCCTATCAGTTCTTGCCTAAATTTGTTTACCTTATGTGTTTTGCAGACTGAACGCACTTGTTCAGTCACATAAGCAGCACCAAATGTTTCTTGAAACACTTCGCCACTTACGCAGTTTTGGTTCTGCGATTGAGTTAAAAAGTTTAGCTGCCCATTAGTTGACGAATGTAGGAATTTTGTTCAATACGGTGAACGAAATTGCTTAACGTACTTTGGTAACGCAGTTTACTCTGCTTGCGACCTACAATAAGGAACAGGGCAAATTCAAAAGTTTGGTCAAAATACACAGCTCCTTTCATTGCCCATTATTTGGGTATGAAAGAATTTTAACACATAGGAAAAATATTTTCAACACAAAACGGAATTGAAAATCAGATTAAGAAAGGAGTGATAAACACGAACCAGTTAGTACATATTGGAAATTCAGACATTTCCATAAAAGAGTATAACGGTCAGCGAGTGGTTACATTCAAAGATATTGATATTGTACACGGCAGACCAGACGGAACGGCAAGGAAGAGATTCAACGACAATCGAAATCACTTTATTGAAGGAGAAGATTTCTTCGTTATAACTCAGCCGTCCGAAATTCGGACGCTTGGTTTGGAAAGACCACAGGGCGGTGTCCCAGAAAAAGTTGTCCTTGCCACAGAACAAGGTTATCTGATGTTGGTTAAGTCCTTTACAGATGATTTGGCATGGGATGTTCAGAGACAGCTTGTAAATGGATATTTCAAAACCAAAGAAACTGTAAAAAGAGCATTGTCACCAGAGCTTCAAATGTTACAGGGACTACTTTCACAGATGGTTGAAAAAGAACTTGCTGACAAAGAAAGAGACAGACAGATTTTAATTGCAAAAGAAACAGCCGATAAAGCTGTTGCGACTACAGAGAGCATCAAAGAAGCGGTCAAGCCTGTATTTGATAACTGGCGTTCAGAAATTAATTCTAAATTCAATCGTATACAAAAGGGTGCCGGAGCAGAGTTTAGAATGCTGAGAACAGAAATGTATCAGGAATTGGAACGCAGAGCTGGATGTGATCTGAATACAAGATTAAGAAATAAGCGAAATCGCATGGCAGAAAATGGCTGCACGAAAACAGAGATTAACTCTCTCAATAAAATGGATGTTATTGATGACGATAAAAAGTTACGAGAGATTTTCTCAAAGATCGTAACTGAATACGAAATTAAATATTGTGCGTAGAAGAAAGGAAGTGAATATATGAAAATGTTTGAAAGAAACGACATTGAGGACGGAAAGCGTATTGCTGATATTTTCGCAACATTATCAGAAGAAAACAAGAACATGGCAATCGTTTATTTGTCAGCACTTAGAGACAAGGAAATTGCTGATTCAAGTAAGCGGGAAAGTTCTTAATGGAGGTGAGAAAGTGAATATTCAAAACGAGACTATTGTGAAGTTCAAAAACGGAACAGAGTTACATATGCCTTCCGGTATATACGAAAAAATTTCTTTCGATAAAGATTCAATTATGGAGCTTAAGTGGGAAGAAAATGGCATGGACTACAAGGTACAGTTTTTCTTTGGTGATGTACTCTATATTGCGAAGACAACACAGAGTACATCTAAAAGTTAAAATGGTCGTTTGACAGAAGAACAATTGTTTACTTTCTTTTTATCCAACTCATTAAGAAAGTAATTCTCATCATGGGAATTGAGAAGTTTGGAAAAATCTGTACGATATTTAAAATATTTTTGACAGATATGAGAATCATCTAAATTCCCTAGAATCTCAGAACAAAGTTTGGCAACAGCCAAGTCGTGAGCAATTTGAAAGTTATCCATTATTAACACCTCCTTCCTAAAGGAGATTATATCACAGAAAGGAAATAGTTAAAATCAAAAGGCTTAAATATGAAGTGTTAAAGAAGAGGTATTCCATAGTTGACATAATTTTTATAATTATCGGAATTTTTTGTGGAATATTCTTAGCAGGAAGATTCTTATTTTAAACAAGAAAGGAGAATAATGAACGAATTACAGATTTTTAATTCGCCAGAGTTCGGAGATATTCGGACGGCTACATTAGAGAATGAACCAATGTTTTGCTTATCAGATGTTTGCAGAGCATTAAGCTTATCTAATGTAACAGAAGTGAAGAAAAGATTGAGTGAAAAGGGGTTAAGTAGTATTGAAACCCTTACAAAAGGCGGAAACCAGAAACTTCTGTACATCAATGAAGCTAATTTGTACAAAACAATATTCCAAAGCCGAAAAGAATCAGCACAACGTTTTACAGATTGGGTGACAGATGAAGTCCTACCATCCATTCGCAAGCATGGCGGTTACATTTTAGGACAAGAAACTCTTTCTGATGAAGAATTGATGGCGAAAGCAATTCTGGTAGCAAAGAAGAAAATCGCAGAGAGAGACAAGATTATCGAAAAGCAAAGACTAAAAATTGAAGCAGACAAGCCGAAAACGATCTTTGCCGATGCGGTATCAACCAGCCACACTTCAATCCTTATTGGAGACCTCGCAAAGTTGATTTGCCAGAATGGTGTCCAGACAGGACAGAAGAGATTATTCCAGTGGATGCGAGAAAACGGATATCTGATGAAAACTGGTGCAAGCTACAATATGCCAATGCAGAGATATATTGAACAGGGATTGTTTGAAGTTAAGGAATCCAGTGTTCAGAATCCAGACGGAAGCGTCCGAGTAACGAGAACCACAAAAGTTACTGGAAAAGGACAACTGTATTTTATTAACAAGTTTCTTGGGAATGAAATAGCAAGTTAAGGAGGTGGACGTAAGATGTTAGCAGATGATTACGTTTCTGAAAGGTTATCCGATTATGATTCCAAAATATATCAGTTATATCGCCGCAAAAACGGACAGAAGGCAAGCGACCTTGTAGAAAAAGTGAAAAATGAAATTGCCGAATGCGGTCTGTCCGCTACTGAAGCGAAAGGCTTTTTAGAGTACATGAAGATTGTTATTGACGCTCAGTCACATCTTCCCATTCAGAAATAACGGAAGTTTTTATGGTTTCTGCTCCGGGAACATTACCATCATCAATCTCATTTGCGGCATGAAGCATTGAAATTATTTTATGAGAATAAGGATGTTCCTTTCCGCAATTTGGGCACACAACCTTGTCTGTACTTATTCTTTCACTTATATAGTAATCGCAATGACAAGTACAGGAAACTTTTAATTTGAGAAACATTTTAACATACCTCCTTTCTGAACACATTATACCATTCAGATGGAGAGAATAAAAGAAAATAGGGAGGAAAAACAATGATTAAATTTGAAAACGGATTAGTTAACATTTCTGGTAAAGGGGTTGATATTCTTTCAGAGTATGCAGTTATCACCCATGAAATTAAAGAGATGTTCGTAAAAAATGGTGGAGAAGAGGAAGAAGTAAAAGAGCAGCTTAGACATTTGTTCGAGCATGGCCTTATGAACGAGGAAGAACTTGATAAAGAAATCAAGGAAAAGTTCAAACAGGTAGATGCAATTATTCCGATTTTTTCGCTTCTGGAAGAAATGCTTAAAACATTTGGAGCAAAAGATAGGGAGGACTAAGCATGGGAGAAACTAAAAGTACAGATTTTGTACCAGAGAACGCCAATGAAGAATATGCACTTCTGGTTGGAAGATTAAAGGCATTTGAAGCTTGGGCGAATAGCGTGAAAGATTATGATTTCACAAAGGACATGGCATTCAAAATGCTTGGGCTTGGTTTAGAGGAATCAAAGGAGGAAAAGAAAGAATGAAATGTTTCAAAGGCTTTGAAAAAGACTTAAAGCGCAGAGATTTCCAGTATGAGGAGGGAAAAGAGTTTCATGCAGAAAAAGCGGATTGCTGTAATGATGGATTTCATGCGTGTGAGTATCCTTTGGATTGTTTTGCATATTATGATCCAGCACACAACGTATTTCATGAGGTAGAGTTATCTGGAGAAATGGATAAGGATGGAAATGATACTAAGGTATGTGCTACTGACATTAAGATTGGCGCAAGAATTTCTATTGCTGGATTGGTGAAAGCGGCTATTGAGTTTACCATGAGCAAGGTAAATAAAGAGGGAAAATCAGACGAAAGACACGGCTTTGCATCTGCGACAGGGTATCGTGGAGCCTCATCTGCGACAGGGGATCGTGGAGCCTCATCTGCGACAGGGGATTATGGAGCCTCATCTGCGACAGGGTATCGTGGAGCCTCATCTGCGACAGGGGATTATGGAGCCTCATCTGCGACAGGG